CGAAGAGAGAACGGCAGATGGATACTGCATGATCTGAACCACCAACCATAAGACAGTATCCACGCTCCAAACCGTAAACACCACCGCTAGTACCACAGTCAAGATACGCGATGCCCAACTTTGAACAATACTCTGCCCGTCTCCGACTGTCCTTAAAATTGCTATTGCCATGATCAATAATAATATCTCCTTCACGACAAAATTGTAGTAACTCATTGAGCGTATCCTGTACTGATTCTGCTGGGACAACCATCATAAAGATGCCTGGTTGTTCTGTATAGATTGTTTCTCCAGATTTCTCTCCGTAGATACATTCTTTTTGTTTTACTACTTGAACAAGAGTTTCTATAGAAGTGGTACATCCATTGATATAACCCTTCTCATATTGTTCTTCGGATTTTGCATAGTTGTTGCGATAACCATGTACTTCATGATCTGCAGCAATCAAACGGCGAGACATACCCTCACCCATTCTACCTAGACCAATCATTCCAACTTTCATAATAACCTTTTATGCAATTTATCTATATTGAGGTATACAATTAATATGAGTCCAAATCAATATCTTCAATATTAACTGAAGATTTTTTAAGATTCTGTTTTTTACCAAAGGGATCGTTTTGATAGTAAGATTCCCACTCAACGGGTCTCCAAGAATTTATATCCTGTCGAATTCCATCAATACTCTCCTCAATATTCTTGAGTTTATACTCAATACGTTCCCAAGGTTGCATGGCATCCCACTTAGTTATTATCCAGTATAAAACCCCCTTGACCAAAAGTCAAGAGGGTAGGATAACGGATTTACGTGAATATTTAAATTAAAGCACCTTTCAAACTACTATCTGATAAGATTCGCTTACAAATCTTCTTGCACGAAGACTGCGAATCATCACATTCTATCAAACATTCAAAATAATCGTTAATGGCTTGGTCTTTTGAATTGCACATATCGACAGTCTGTTCAAACTTTTTCCATTCAGATAACTGATTATAGGATAGTAAATTATGCATAGTAATCTCCAGAGATAAAATTTTGCTTGCTAAATTTAAAGTTTTAATTCACCCAAACTACTCCCAAATTATACTCTATATATGTCATTTGTGTGCAAATCAATACAATTATGCAATAAAAATTTATGCCTACGAGTTTATACTTACTATCATTTAGATTTTATTATATGCGTTACCACCTCTAAAATACCCTTACGGAATAATAGTTTACACTCTGGAAATGGTGAATATTTACAATCCCAAGAGTGAGGATATACTTTAATAATACCAGTAAAACTGCATGGTTTACATTTACCTCTATTTCCATTCTTAACCCACTTAAACTCTCCAGTATCCTCTCGAAAATCATAAGTTCCGCTACAATCAATTTCCCATAAACATCCCACATGATCCAAAAAATAATTGCCCATCATATATGACAAATCCTTTGTCTGTAAGATTCTACTATTGAACCCAGGACCAAGGTCATAATTATTATTAATAGTATCAAACATACCCATATGCTTACACCCCAGGATTTTTATTTAAATAATTACCTCTCCAATCACAGTATTTAATACAATCATCAAGATACCAACCTAGATTTTTATTTGCTGTTTTTGAAGTTTTTGGTTTGTACACTATACTGGAAACAAAGTCAACAAATGCATGAGTTACTAATTCAAATTCTTCATCTATTCTGCAAATTTTAAAATACTTTTTATTGCGACTTTCACAATCAATAACAAAAGCACCAATCTCTAAATTTTTTTCAATCTCTCTTCTTTTAAATTTTGTTTCTAGAGTTATTCCATCTGTTGCTTCAATACGATCAATAATCCACAAATTCTCTCTTCTATAGTCTTTATTAAGAGCAATACAGAGCAATCCTACCTTATTGAGTAGTTTTTTCTTACTATCATCCCATTCCATAAAAATAATGTAAAGGTATTACTATCTATACCTTTACATTTAGATCAATATTTAAAGATTTGGACCCCAAGTTCCACTATCACCCGATATCCTGTTCTCCAATTTATCAAATAGACTTTCCATACTCTTCATTTGATCAATCTTAGTAATCAATTCAGCAATACTATTGCAAATAAATGGTTTCTCTTGTCTTGCTGCAAATGCCAATGCATTGCGTAGACTTGCTTCTGCATCCTCTAGTGAGTCATTAACTGATTTTGATAGTGCCATAATTCTCCAGTTTTGTATATTATACCATTAAAGGAACCAAGTGACAATAGAATATCTTGTTCCTTTTGTTACCTCCATGATTTGATGTGGGTACATGAAATTAGCAGGGAACATAATTACAGATCCAACTCCACCTCTGATCTGTATCTCCTTATCAAAAAATGCCATATTACCACCTTCATAATCATCATTTAGATTAACAGACATTGCTAATGTTCTTGGTTGTTCATTATAGCTGTCAGTATGTTCAGTATAATATCCTCCAGTCTCATATCTTAGCAGATCATATCCACTATCAGTCTTTAAAAAACATTTTGGAAATTCTGAGATGTACTTTTGTGCAGCATAATTTGTATTTTTAAAGATTAACTCATCAATCTTCTTTCGTGTACTCTGATTTTTTTCTATAATATTTGGGAGTGAGATATTCATAACGTCACAATTACGAACATTCTTATTTTCTAGTTTTTTGGAACTAATCTTAGCAGATTGCCACTCATTAGATTTTTTATATTCATCCAAAATAGTTTTACACTCTTCTGGTGTGAATATGCTATCATAAACCTTAATATACTCAGCAAGAGGACTTTCGCTTACATTGGAATTGGCACTAGTAGTAATTGTTTCCAATTTAACTTCGTCATCACGATATCTGTGATCCTTATCAAAGTAATATCTGAAGTTTGGTCCTTTACTTTTTACATAATGCAAAAATACTTGGGTACATAATTCACCTTCAAACAATTCTCTACCATGCATACCTTCCGTACCAAGGTACAGCATAGCATCTCCTGGAGACAAAGACACTTCATTTCTTTTACCCTCTGGTGTCTCAATCCAAATATCCCATACCTCACTACATTCTAAATTTATAGTAAGAGAGATTTCACATTGAGGTTTATCTACATGAGCGGCAAGGGTATTCCCTTTTTTATATTGTCTTGCATATGTGTAAGTTGGTAGAACAGATTCTCCTACAAACTCACCAATTATTGCATTTTTCTCTACCAAAAGTTCAACAAATGGTATAAAGTCATACTTTGCAGAACAATTTTGTACCTGAGGATCATCAGATATGTGATGATCCTCACAATAGGTATTGAATTGTTCTGCTAAACTTTTTGCTCTTGAGGATGATATAAAATTAGGAATAACGATATAGTTATTCTCTGTCAATTGTGCATTCATTATTGTTTAGTGTCATCAACTTCATCATCAACTTCATCATCAACTTCTTGGACAAGACTATCAAGAACTATTCCAGATTCATCTTGAGCAATCAAATTTTCAATCTCTGAAACCACTTGCTCTTCACTATCATCTTCAAATAGAAGTTCCAAGTTAAACTCACTATCAAGAATAGTAAGATCAATATCACCTATGGTTTTATCAGATATAACCTCATCTTTAAAATGTTCGTCATCAATTACATCATCAAACAAACTAGGATCAACATTACCATCAAATAAAGTAATATTATCAAGACCATTAGTCGAATATAAAGTAGGTTCTTGATTTTCTATAACATCCTGATTATAAAACAATTCTTCATGTTGCCTAGCGACTTGTTCATGAATATTGTCCATTTGTGAATCATGATCACTCATCATTTCCAACAAAGAAGAAGAATGTCTATCTTCCTGCTCCCTCAGTTGTGTTTGAAGTTTATCATATGCATCCTTATCTTGTTCTTGAGCTTTTGTTAAAGCACTGGCATGACGAATTTGCATTTCTTCCATCTGTTCTTCAAGTTCTTTCATTGCTTCAGACCAAGAATATGCGTCCTTCTTTTCTTGTTCTTCTTCTGAGATTCTTTCCAATTCTTTTTTATGAGATTCTATCTTCCAAGCATCAACATATTTTTCAATATTTGATCTTGTAGCAGGATCATTTGGTCTATCTGCAGAGTCATACTCAATCTGACCAATACCTTCAAGAGTTCCATTATCAGTCCATTGAATTGCCCAAAGATGTTCAATATCGGGGAATGGCCAATCTTTCTCATCAAACCAAACACCTTTACCATCTACGGAAATATATCTATCCGCTTCAATTAAAGTAAACTTTTTCATTCTTCAACCTCTTCTACATGTGCGGGAATTGCTTTATGTTGTCTTGACTGATGTAACATCTGTACGGATGCAGAGAGAACGTTTAGGTTGCTCTCATTTGCCTTTACCATCTCATTCCTAAAAGATTCTACAGCAGCACTAGTTGATCTCTGCTGGTTAGAATTTTCAATAGCTAACATTGGCATCCAAGTAACTGCACATCCCCATTCATCAACAGGTTCTCCTGTTTGTGGATGCATACCTCTAATTTGAGTATACCAGGAACATTCAAGCCCGATACAATCCTTACCAATAAGAGGACAGAATTTACCAACTTCTAACTTTGCCATAATAAATAACCACTTATTATAATTATACCATATTTAGTTTAATCGACACAAGATAACATCTACATATGTTACTGCCAAATCAACGTCAAGTGATGCTGATGTGTCGATGTCAACACTTCCACTAAACGGGTGATTATGTGATCCACCCCCACCAGCAGGAACCATAGTTCCAGTTACAGTAGACCCAGATACTAATCTTGCGCCAGTATTACTAAATGGTGTAGCATTAGCTCCACCAGCAGGACCAAAATATGATTGGTGAGTGTGATTAGGCAATTCTGAAATAGATAAAGTATGATTTCCTACAGATGCATTAACTACAGGGAATATTTGATCTATATCAACACTTAAATCTGCTGTTCCAAACAAAGTACTAGTAAATGATATAGATCCTCCATTTCCACCACCAACCCCATTGACAAGTCTAAGAGCTTTATTGTTCTGAGATGTATCTTGAGTCCATCCAGTTGGAGCAGTTGCTTGAAAAAATACTTTCTTTGTTCCTGCAGGATACTGCCAATAAAAACTGTTAATGACATTACTCGGATCAAGTAAATCAAACTCTACTCCATTAGCATTTAAACGTGCCATATTAATTAAACTTGCAAATAATTACGTCAATATACTGAAGTCTCAAATCAATCGAACCAGAACCATTTACATTAAAATTTACACTACCTGTGAATGGATGATCATGTGCCTGTCCAATTCCTTGAGGAGATGTAACACCACCAGTCTGATTACTACCTTGCGTTCTAAATGTTGAACTGCCACCACTGGCACTCGCAGTTCCTCCAGTTAAAGAATTGTGAGTATGATTTGGAATTTCAGCAATAGATAGAGTATGTCCTCCAACTGTACCAGCAACAGGTACTACACTATTGAATCCTACAGTCAAACTGCTCGTAGTGCTAGGAAATGTTGAGCTAAAAGAATTACCTCCAGAACCACTTTGATTACCATATCCAAATCCTCCACCAGTTCCATTAACTAGGCGTAACGCCTTATCATTATGAGCAGTAACTTGCGACCATCCAGTAGGTGCTGCTGCCTGATAAAATACACTTACTGTATTTCGAGCTAAAACGGAATACTTAGAAGATAATGATGTACCATCACTAAAAGTAACCCCAGTGGCGGTTAGTTGAGCTGCCATCTTACAAATATACTTCCTTTATTTACTTATTTATCAACTACATTTAATCCAGAATCCATCACCAGTAAACTCCCACCCATCTGCAAGAACTTCTTGATAGTTATTATAGGTATCTTTAAACCCCTCAGGGACATATGGAGGCCACTGTTCTCTATAAAATTGTTGCGTCCATCCATCATTATATGGGGATGTTGCTTGAATCTGATTCATAATATCAGGATAGATCTGACGCCTTGGTTCATCAATACCCACCTCACGTTCATAAACTGTTTTACCACCATCAGGCGATTCATAGATTTTTGTCATGGTTATTTGTAAATAAAGGGATCATCTTTTGCAAGACTTTTTTTTAATCTTGAATACTTTTTATTTTCAATATAATCTTCAATGCGATTAAAAATCTTTTTTAAGTAAGTCAGCATGAATACAACTCGCTATACGTTGGGTAGATTTTATTCCAAAATGATCACAATCTCTTCCATAATCATTCCATACAGCAGTATATTTTTTACATTTTAGTATCTCTGATGTTCTTGAAAACGTAGAAAACATATGACATTTACATTTGTCTTCCCATATTCTTTTAATTAACTCAATATTAATTAAATTAAATGGAATAAAATGATCACAAACCGTTTTTTCTTCTTCTTTACAGGTATCTTCATGTCTAGTAGAATTTGAGACATAAGTCTTATGATAAAACGTATATCTTGTCAATCCTGTTAACCCATACAGTACTGCTCTGGGAGGACCATACTTCTTATATAACATTAAAGAATTATGTAGAGCAAATTGTATGGAAGTTCCACTCATACCCATATTAATTATAGGCACACCCATAAGTCTTTCCAAATTTGCAGATATTGTATCATTGTCATCTACTCCTTCACCAAACATATGAGAACAACCAAAAAGAACGATTGAATTTTTCCAATCAATGTCTTTAAATTCATTCGTTCTATAACCATAAGAATTTAAAGTATAATTCACCTTATGATTACGATAATACCAATCTTTTGGTTTCTTCTCTAAGTTTTTTTGATGTGTCTCATAGTTATCTGTAGAAAAATAATTCCAGACTCCTTTTATATTACAACTAGGTCTATGGTTGACCAAATAACGTGAGGTATCAGAATTGTGTATAGATGCATTGGGAATTGGAATAAAGTCATTGTTTTCAATAGACTTTATAATATTTTTATTGACAGACATTCTTCTTATACTTTAGTCATCAAATACTTTACACATGGGTGAACCAGGATGATCATCACAGAACTTATCTAACACCTTATCTTGGTGACGATTCTCTGGATCAGCAATCTTACCCTCTGTGGTAGGATCCCACTCATCAGGTGGGTGTGTTTCATTACAATGTAGATCTACTTTATACTCATTCCACTTATCATTTGCATCATAAAGTGGATCGGATGGATCTTTTTGACGTGGTTGTGACATGATTCAGCAGTCCTTATTTTTGAATTGTTTACGACATAGTTTAACTTCTTTGAGTTCATCCTTAATCATCTGATAGGCATCTTCAGGTGATAGTTTCTTTGCCATTTCCATAGCAGTGATGATCTCTACTCTTGTTCCAAAGTGCTTAAGTGCCTCTTCAAAACAATTTAGTTCTTCATACATTACTCAATGCCTCAAGAGATGCTTCATAATCACTTTGGAAGATAGCAAGTCCCTCACGAGTCAAGACGCTATCATACATCGCATCAAAGACTTTAGATGGCATAGTTACAACATCAGCACCATACATGAAGCATCGCGATACATGATGTGCGTCCCGAAGAGATGCTGCCAACACCTGAGTCTTCTTACCATGAACAGATCGACAAGTAGCAATAGCACGAACTAATTCAACTCCACTAAAGGAGTTATCATTACATCGACCAACAAAAGGAGAGATATATGTTGCACCTGACTTCATTGCCATCACTGCTTGTGCAACAGAGAATACCAACGTTACATTGGTCTTAATATCATTCGCTATAGAGAGATGGCGACAAACTTCCAAACCATCAGGAGTGCAAGGAACTTTAATAGTTGCAGACTCACCAAACTTCTCAGCAAGGCGAAGTCCTTCCTCATACATCACAGTGGAGTCACCAACGACTTCCATGCTAATATCACGCACACCAATATCAATCAATTCCTGATACACATCCTCAGGATTACGTCCACTCTTACGAATCAACGATGGATTTGTAGTCACGCCATCAACAAGTCCTGTCTGAAAATACTTCCGTACTTCCTCAGTATCCGCAGTGTCAAGAAAGATCTTCATTTATCTCGCAATATATGTTTGTTTGAATTATATCTTTATGTAGCATGATTGTCAATTGAATAATTATCTATAGATGTATGGATCATGATTTCTACTTTTACGTTTTTGAATAAAATCCCTGATTTTACGCTTAAGAATATTAATAATTTTTTTCATAATTTACCTGATACAAAACTATCTCCTATTACAGTAGTATAATCATCAAGAGTACCATCTTGCAGACATTTCAGATGCCAACGTGTCATAGTTACAATTGAATCATAACCTATACCACTCAAAAAATGTTGCCCAAGAGGTTCTTTTAGAATACTAGTATGTAAACCAAAAATAGACTCTTTTACATAAAAACATCCATCAATCCATTCAACATCATCTGGAATGTTTTTTTCAATTGATCCTCCAAAAGAGGACTCAAGTGTCGATCTTTTAATTGGGTTCTGTTGTTCCATGTTCCTTATTTTTATTAAAACCAAGAGGGGAAGATTTAACTTCAGTATCTTCTCGCATCTTATGTGCAAGATTACAGACTGTCTCCATAACTTTTAAACTATCTTCAGTTTTAGATCCCTCTGGCATATTACTAAGAATAACATCAAATAGAGGAAAAAATCGATCTGCTGCTGCTTGTACTTCTTCAGTACTTAAAGGTTTTTTAGTCATCAAATCTTCTTGACTGAACTGATTATATCACAGATCCAGTTCAGATGCAATATATTCAGATATTATCTTATTTGTTTTAGAACCTGGATGATCTTTATCCCTAGCTGCATCAATTGTTTTTATAAACTTGCACTCAGGAATTATTCTTTGATTTGATGGAAATAGTGAAAAATCTACGTATGGAATATCATCCCACATCTGATGTATAGATTCTCTAAGATATCTATGGTGCATAATACAATTCATATCAAACCTTCTCCATGTTTTGCCCAAATCAGATACATCTTCTGTCCAATTACCACAATGGACTGATTGATATTCATTATGGCCTTGAGGTATAAACAACGTACATCTACTGGCGTCTGGTATGTCAAAAACCACTGCTCTTGGTTTAGGATACTTTTTTCTAAACATTGCTGAATTATATAACATATATTGAAGACTACAACCAGGAACCCCCAAATTAATTGATGGTATATTTGTAATTGAAGAAAATGTACCAGGAATAGTATCTTTTAAACATACACCTACACCAAACATATTTGAACATCCAAACATGACTACAGTTTTATCCCATGGTATTTTATTAAACTCAAACGTTCTATATCCATTAGTGTTTAGCTTATATGTAATACGTTTATGCCTATATTCCCAATCAGAACTTTCTATTTTAAGATTTCTTTCATAAAGTTCTTTACTATCATTATCATGATATCTATTGTCACCATCTCCACTATTTGTAATGGGCAATAGATCATTTGAAAATTTATGTGTCATGAAAATACCCCCACATCATTCAAGTGAGACCATCGTTCAACATCATACTCATCATTAACAATCGGTTCTCCCTTAACATTTAAACTTGTATTTAAAAGGATTGGATATCCAGATACATTTCCCCAACGCATAAGCAAATCATACAATTTTGGTGCATCAGTTTTCTTTACAGTCTGTACTCTACTAGTACCATCAACATGCACAACGCCATGAAGTTTGTCTGGAATTTTACACTTGACAGCATATTGCATGTAGGGACTTTCTACAAGATCATCATGCATATCAAAATATTTTGAAGCAAATTCAAGAGGTACTATAGGTGAGAATGGTCTAAATGACTGCCTATTTTTAATTTTATTTACAGTATCCTTTATTCCAGGATGTGTAGGGTCTGCCAATAGACTCCTAGCACCCAATGCTCTTGGTCCAAACTCTGCTCTACCTCTTGCCAATCCACATACTTTATTCTTCTGCAAATAGTTAACAATACTAGTATTTGTAGACCTATGTAGTATTTTATATCCAAGGTATGGTGTAAATTTTATCTTATTCTTTTTATGTGCCAATACTGCACCAATAGCAGAACCCGCATCACCTGGTGCTGGCATAATCCATACATTTTTAAAGTAATCATATGCATGACAATTTGCTACACAATTCAGAGCACAACCACCCATCATCACCAAATTGTCAGTATCAACAATCTCTCTAGTCTTTTTTAAAGCAACTTTTAACAGAATCTCATAAACATATTGGGTTGCAGCAGCAATATCTTCATCAGATTCTCCAAGTGCCCAATCTTTACATCCTTTATGAAAATTTCTTTTACACTTAAAATCAGTTCCAATTAATTCATTTAATATTTTATCTTTAAGTTTATGTGGATTGCCGTATGAAGACAATGCCATTAAAATATATTCTTCTTCATTTGGTTTTAATCCAATCCTTTGAGTCATAGCAGAGTACCATAGTCCAATACTATTAGGATACTTTAATTCATATTTTAACCGAATATCTACACCATTTGCTTCCCAAATAGTCATAGTTTGATATTCGCCAATAGCATCTATTACAAGTATAGCAGATTTAACATAATTGCTAGTATAATATCCAGCACATGCATGACTGTAATGATGTCCTATAAATTTATGTTTACAGTTAAAATATTTTGAAAAGTTGTTAATAAGCAACCCCTGACCAGCAGTAAACTGCCTCATTCTCTTTATCAGAGGATTTTCATACCAACAAATTAGTTCTGGATCTCCATATCTCAATGCATAATCTAAAATTGATTGATTGATATATGGATCATTTTTTATACCACTAAACCTTTCACTCTCACTTGCAAACATAAGAGAATTATTTGAAAATACTGCAAGAGCAGCATTATGACTATTTGACGATATCCCCCATGTTATCATAAATTTTCTCCCAATAACTGACTGGTAAAGTTGGATCTTTTTTAATTATAGGTTTTAATTGATTTGCTGGGCACATAGAACAAAAAGATTCATCTTCTTTACTTAAAAATTCTTTTAGTTCTTCATCACTACAATCAACATCAAGAGGTTTATATTTTAAATATGGATCCCATTTAGAATTTAAATTATATTTATTTGCCTGCATAGGCAAATATGCTAATGGAGGACACTTCCAAAGTTTACCTTCATGCAATTGTAATGCATGTTTTGATATACAATTATCCCAACTTTTGCGAGGATTATTATCTTGATATGGCATAATATTATTACCATATCCAGTATATTGTGGTATCCAGTGCTTATTGGTAAAATCCCAAAACTCAACACGAACTTTTTCAGAATGTCTCCACTCTTTTGCTAAAGTATATCCTCTTTTAAATCTTTTAATATAGTCCCTATGTTGTGTACTATGAATTGAGATTGCAAGTGCAGTATCTGTTACTCTTAATGCAGTAGGAAGATCTGGATGATTATGTAAAAAACTAGCGTTTGATACTAAATCAATTTTAGTATATGGATCTGGATACATCATCCTAACCATATATACAAATCGTGCCAATTCTGGATGTAAAGTTGGTTCCCCACCAAGAATGACAAATCTTTTAGGTTTTAATTTTCGACTCCAATTATATAGCCACTCTTCTGCATCATTTAGAGATACGTTACCAGAATGTCCATGATTGGAATAGTGAGAACATCCCTCACAAGTAAAATTGCAAGTATGTACTACATGAAATTCTAATTGTTTAGTTCGGAATATCATAGATCTTCAAAACTTGTAAAATTAATATTGATTAATAGTCTACGTGGTGTGGTTGTACATGTTGTTGCCGTATGTCGTGTCTCACAAGGGAATATACAAAATCTATTTGCAACATTATGAACTTTTGTCCCATCTTCAAATAAAGTATATCCATCATTATCATTGATGTAGTATATACCCGTAGTCAATTTTTGTGGGTAGTCTGTATGAAATCCTAACTTCAATTCCTTTATTTTTTCCGTCTGCATCATACAATTTGTTTTAATTCTAGCAATTGATGACATTCCTGCTTTTTCAATCAAAGGTCTCAGCAAATAAAATGCTCTAGGAACCAGTATAGTATACATTGAGAACACTATTTGAGTAAAATGATAATGCCCATCTGGATCATTTAATCCAACACAATCAGGAAGAAATTGCCAATTACAAGATCCTTCTTGAGTGCCGTCATCAAAGTCACCCTCATAATATTTACGTATGTTCTCATACTCATTAGGCATAAGAAAATTATCAAGAATTTTTATCATCAATTTCTCCATTGGATGTTAAAATTTGAACTGCCTCATCAAAAGAGTTATACGGCAATTCCATGCAAATGCATTTGCAGTCAGTAATACCAGGTCTTGTTGGTGTTATAGAATATGGTTTAGATAAATCCAAGAGATATGCTTCCCCTGGATATGCCATAAATCTAACTGATTTTTTCAAATACGAGTTATGGAAAGTAGCACCCTCTATTTGATTATTAATATCATCACCATGTATTTCTGGATTAAGAGGATAATAGAATTGTGTAATACATTTATCAGGTTTAATATAAAAATTTATAACTGATTCAATTCCATTATTGGTATGAGGAGGAAGAGTATAATTTAATTCCATTACTGACAGTTTACAGTTTTCACGATCACTACTAGGAATAACTCGATATAGTTCATCATCATAACTGGTTCTTACATGAGAATACTTAACCCCCCTAAATCCCATAGGAGTGTCGATACCATATTCGATTTTACTACCATTTTTTTGATAATGATCAATAAAAAACTTTTTATTTAATTTACGATAAAACATAAAATCACTCCAATTAAAAATAAATATATTCCTTCCACTCTGGAACATTGCAATTTGCTAGATCAAAAGCAACAAAACTGTAAGGTGCATTTGGTTTTTTTGATAGATTCATTTTAGTATTCTCTAACAATTTATCACTTTTTTTAGTATTGCACTTTGAACATGCAACCACTAAGTTTTCCCAAGTATCTTTACCACCCTTACTTTTTGGAATAACATGATCAATTGTCAATCTACTTGTTGAACCACAATATTGGCAAGAATTTCTGTCACGTTTGTATATCATAGATCTAGTTGGTTTATTGTCAGCATATTTAATTGGAACTCTAACATAACTCAACAATCTTATAACTCTTTTTGATAATACCTGTACCTTTTCCTTTAATACAAGAACAACTGCTCTCTTCCAATTAGTGAAATTAATTGGTTCATAACTTGAATTAAGTACTAAAACCGTTTGATACGGTTGAATCTTTAGATGCTCCATACAAGTTACGTTATTAAAGATATTTTATCACTTATACATGGTATCTGACAAGTCCAACAAAAACAAAATTTCCTCTATGGTGTCCTGCACTCCAGGACATTTACGAAGTACGTCTTGTTTATATCTACCGTTTTTCATATCAGAGATCAAATCAGGATGAGATTGCAACCACACCATCTCTTCACTGTCTAATTGATCAAAATTACCCTGATTTATTTTGGTAACAATACTAAAGTATTTAATTCTATCTTGAGCATTCATAATTTTGATTTGTGCTTAAAATCTAACACAATAACACAACGATGAGATTTACTTGCGACTTCTGGTGGAGGCATAACTGGTTGGTGATTTATATTAGAATGATGTATAAGCAAAGAATTTTCATCACCAGGTAGTATTATCTCCCTATCATCATTTTCTATTAAAGTACCATAAATTCTAGATGGATTTCTCAAATAATAAATCATTCCAAGATCAAAATCTTCATGTGCGTGTGAATTTTTATAATTTGGATATAATTGTTGATCATAATCAAGATCATTATTACCCTTCATACGTTTTGACCAATATGAAGCGATTTTATATTCTTTAACTTCGGGGTCACCAACAACTTCAGAATAATTATTTAAATGTTGTTTTATTTTAGCAAAAAAGATATACCAACTAGTCTTATACCACAATTTTCTATTGGATAAATTATTAGTTGCTTCAACACTTCTATCCCACTTATTACCAGATCGCAATTCGTCATCAATATCTTGCTCAATCTCATTTTGAACTTGATGTGTCAAAAGATTATATGCACGATAAATTGTATTGTCACAAAAGTCAAAATGATTAACATTTCTTGTATCAAAAAACTCACTGTCACCTGAGGTACAATCATTCTCAAGTACTCTAAATGTTCTTAAATATTCATCACTTATAATTTCATCTAATCTAACAGTAGGAGTAGTTCTTGATCTATTTGCCAACTCAAAAATCTTATTCTGCTGCCCAATACTCAATTTAAGTGTCATACTTATTCTTCCAATAACTAACAGGCAATAAAGGATTCTCTGGCGTAAAATATTCCTCTTTAGCAGGACACATTTTACAAAAACTCTCAGATCTACGAGTAAAAAAGTCTCTCAAGTCTTTACTGTTACAATCAGATTCAAGTGGAACATACTTCAAATATGGATCCCATTTAGAATTTAAATTATATTTTTCTGCCTGCATAGGCAAATATGCTAATGCTGGGCACTTCCAAAGTTTACCTTCATGCAACTGCACACAAAGTTTAGAGACACAATACTTCCAACTATTTTTAGGATCATTATCTTCATAGGGTTCCATTTTATCCCCAAAACCATTATACTGTCTAATCCAATGCCTAATAGAAGGTCTTAACTCAACTGGTGCTCCATTGTCCATCCAAGATCGCAATAATTCATAAACTGGTTTAAACTTCTCAACATATTCAGGATCACTATCAGAATGAACCGATACTCCCAAAACAGTACCTGTTTCTTTCAAAGCTTTACAAAGATCTGGATGCTTATATAAGTAAAATCCATTTGATATGACTTCAATATATGAATTTGGCCACATATTACGAGCCAAATAAACAAACTTTGTAAGATCTTTATTAAGTGCTGGTTCACCCCCCATTAAGGTAAATCTTTGAGGTAGAATTAATTTTTTCCACTTCCACATCCACTCTTCTGCCTCCTCAAGAGATAATGATCCTGAATGACCCTGGTTCATATAATGTGTGCATCCTTCACATGTAAGATTACATGAATGTGTTAGATGTAATTGTATCTCATGAGGTACTTTTAACATTACTCATCCCCTATATTAATATTTGCTGCCATAATCATTCTTTCTTCATCCGTCTGATTTGTTGGTGCATAATGCATAAGAGCAGAAGGAAATATAATCATAGATCCTTCAGTAATTCCTGAGGGTATATATTCCAAAACATTACCATCCTTTAAACTTGTAAATGGTGCAATAAAGGTTGTTGGACTATGACTATCTGGACAGTAATCAACAAACACTACAATACTTAAAGCACCTAATCCATGATTATGTGGGGCATGATGGTGATTGTTGTTATAAATTTGATACCATGCAGTAGTAATATGAGGTCTTGCATTAACATATCCAAGAGCAAGTACTCCAGCACACAAGTCGTCATGCAGAAGGTCGTCAATTAAGAGATGATATGTATTGTCAGTATCATAATCAGTTATCTGATCGTGTCCTTTATGATGGACCATATTTGATTTGGCACATCGATCCCAAATTTTAATCAATGTATTCTTCTTATCCTGCCAATTACTTAACTTAACGTGATAAAATGGAATTACCCAGTCTTTAATATAATGATTCGTATTAATAAACAAATCATCATCTGCAGATAGATTTTTATTGGGGATGATTGAATTCTTCATTGCGCTTTCTATCTAGATATTCAATAATTTCAGAACGCCACTCCATTAATTCGTTATAGCACTGTTGATTGTGAGCACAATCACGTAGTTGATGATCTGGTTTGAGAACACTCTCATAAAACAAACCCAGCGCATCGCGACGTTTATTAGATTTAATTTCATCCATTTAAAATACATTCCTTGTTACTTTAAGACCACCAACCAATACCTTCTTACTATTAGAATATTCTGAACTGTGAGGAATATTTGAAGAAAATACTAACATCTTTCCTTGTTCTGGTTTAATTTTTAAACAATTTTTTAATGATAAAACAGTACAACCATCATCACAGGTGTTCAAATATAAAATAAAACTATAATCCTCATTATGATCATGAGAATGTTTATTCATAATACCACCATTTGCATAGTCTACCATATGAACATAAAAAAAGTCCAACTCTTTATCGACATGAAGTTCTATAATAGTCTTCAATTCATCAATATAGTTATAAAAGTTATTATTATGCAAAATCTTCAAAAGATTTAGAGTAGAAAAACAATTTGCACTTAAAGAACTTTGTTTAATATCTTTTACTAATTCAGGTTTTGCCAAAAAGATTTTTAGTAGAGATGTCATATACTCTACAATGTTCTCTTCTACATTAAATACTTTGATCATCATCAATAGGAGTTATATCTACAATATCAGAGACTGGAACTTCATGCTCACCAGCAACCAAATACCAATGACCATCTTCACGCTCTCCAAGATACATCAATTCACTACTAGGAAATTTATTCTCCCTTAGCATTGCCTGCAATTGTAGATGTTTAAGATCATTCTGAGAAATTTCCATCCCCATAAACCTCCCTATACTTTTTAATTAGAGACTCTCTCATCTCATGATATGGTGTAATATCCATGTCATATTCATCACCAAAATTCCAATTGTCACCTTGCTGAATTGCAGCAATTGCAGCACTAATCATAGTTTTAAGTCCTTCTTCATCACAAGTGATTGTGACAAGAGTATCTGGATGTGGGTCGGCATTCATCATTTTACAATCATCCAATTACGATCATTATTTTTAGATATAGAGAATCGATGTTTAGTAATCGACTCCAAATGATATACTTCAGGTTCTTCTTTTTGAACCCTACATGAGTGAAATTTCAACATATCTAGTTCAAAAATCAACTGTGCTCTTGAACTAATTGGAGAAACACAAATAAATTTTGCTTTCATTTTACAAAAACCGTTCCAACTTTTACTTGACTGCGATGCTTTTTGATGAAATTTTGTGCAGACTTTTCATTTCTACACGCTTTTAATCTTTCTCCTGAGTATATCACCATTAAAGAACTTTTTCCCCCAATAGGAACGGCAGCGTAACCATCCCTAGTTACAAATCCTTTACTGCAATTTTTATAAAAATTGTAAACTTCAGTTAATTCTTTTTTGTTCATAATGACGAAAAACTACAGGTAATTCTAGGTTCTAAGTGAATTGCTTCATGATAGGTTCCAGAATCAATGTAAAGAGCATCTCCTGGTTTAAGAAGTACCTCTCCATCATCCATTCTATACTTAATTCTACCCATAGAAGGCACAATAACAACATTCATCTCATCACAGTGTCTTCCACCAGTGACAGATTGTTTAAATCGAGAATAATATATGTGCATTACCCTCCATTTTTCTGGTTCCCTATACATTTGATTAATTATACTCCTAAAGAGACCATCATACGGTCCCATGAGTAAAGTAACATCCTCCCTGGTTTCATGAGAATCCCTCTCAACTTCAAATTGAGTATCAACATGGTTCCATGTAATACCTTTCACAAACATAAATTTTTTTCGTTCTACTCGGTATGTCATCGTTTAATAGTAGAGATAGCAGGTTGACCTTGAACAAAAACAGTATCAACAACACTTTGAAGACGCTTGACTGTAGAGATGCCCACATTACTGTAAACAGGAACATGAACTAAACCAAAAGACTTAGTATAATCTTGAAGTTTGCCTGGAACAAGAGTACCTTCTTCAATGCGTTTAATGTCATCCAAATGAAGGCGAATAACCCTTCCAACAGACTGACACATCTCAATAACATTCATCTGACGCATAAGGACTAAAGAGGTCAAACCAGGAACAGAAATGCCCTCACTCAAAATAGAGTAATGCATGACAATAAACTTCCTATTTGGATCAGCACCATACTCACGGACCAGATTAAAAAACTCTTCACGGGTAATTTTAGAATTATTATGAAATGCACCATGCTTACTGGTAATCCAAAGTAGATCATAACCCATAGAATGAACTTCATTCATGAAGTCAGTAGTAGCAAGCATACGAATCAAAACCTTCGTATTTGGTGCGGCAATCAAAACCTTCTCCATATGATCCTCATTATATAAAGTGTCAAGAAGAGTCATACAATCACGCTCTGCTGCTTCTTCACCCTTCTCACGAAAAGTACCTATAGGAATAGCATTAATCTTAGGAGGTAGAATTGAACCATTGTTCACCAAACGAGGGGCAGGAACATTGTAAATAATTCCACCAAAAATAGAATCGTTCATACCATACTTTTTACCAGTTGATGAATACTTAGGAGTAGCAGTGAAGAAATAACAATGATTAGAAGTGAGTGCAAAATGTTTGGTAGAACCAAAGAAGTTCCTCTTGATAGAGTTGTGTGCTTCATCAAAGTAAATACTGTCAACAGAAATACCTGCTTCCTGAATACGATGCAACGAATGATATGTAGTAATTATCAACTTGTTGCCTCTAGTATTGTTACACCAAGTGAAGATCTGATTTGATTTGGTTGTCGTAAAATAAGGAAGATCATTACCCGAGTGAACATGCATCACGGAAGCATTAGTAATATGTTCTGTAAACTCAGCAGATAGTTGACGCGCAAGCATAAGACGAGGAGCAACGACAACAATAGTTTTGTCTCCTGCCTCAAACTGACGCATGGCATGTGTAATAGCAATGAATGTTTTTCCACCACCAGTTGGGACCACTATGATACCGATGGACTTCTTGCCCATAACATCAAGTGCTTCTTTCTGGTGGGGGCGGAGTTGCATCGAATTAGTGCCGATAGACATATTATACATCAAAATGACCCTATTGTGAGCGGTCAATCAATAAACTGGTCAAGTGTCACAGGTCCATCTGTGCCATCAAATCGATAATGATACTGAAGTGCATCTGCACATACAAAATGAGGATGATCTGTAGGTACACCAATTCTCCTACACATCTCCTTATGATTATCCTCCATCAACTCCACAGCATATAGCATATTGTTGACGATGTGATCTTTACTATGATATTCCTGCAACGCTTCATAAAGACAGACTATAAAATTACCATCTCCCGCACAGTTGTCCATGAATCTAGAGTTTGGATTCTTTAGTTGTTCAATGGGAATGTCTTCTATCATGAGATTAATTAGGTCTGTTGGTGTAAAAACTTCTTGAGTTTGTTTAATTCTATCATCAGAACGTTCGAGAGTAGAACCATGAAGTTTGTTATGTTGATTCTTAGATGACATTCTGCTTCCCCAAATATTCTAACTCTTCAACGGTAAAACCAAATTGGTGAGATAAATTCTCATAGTTTGTGATGTCAGGTACTTCCGCATTCTTAATAGCAGGAGTAAATCCCGCAGTCTTTTTATAATTGTCCACAAAAAACTTGATAATCGAATTATCAAAGATTTTGCTAAGGCGCGTCCCTTCCTCTTCCGAAGTAATAGGACACCAAGCATTAAGCATACCCACATATCCATTAGAGATAAACCTCTTCTTATATGTTGATGAGAACGGTACAATAAATTTTAGTACATCACTAGTATTGGGAAGAACATCGGTTCTACCAATCTTATCTGCAGATTTATAAATCTCATACTTACCATCAGGAGTGTAATCATCATTAGCAATTACCTGACCCATCTTCAAGGGAATACGAGGATGGTTAGAGTTAGCAATCTTATCTAAAATGGAATGCTTAAGAGCAGCATCACCAAAGAGAGGCAAACCATCACGGAGATCCCAAGTAAATGATCTGTCTTGAGTGATGACAGTAGTCTTACCCTTATATGGTTCATTTACTAGATGCCAACGACATATTGCAACGCCTTCATTGAAGAAGTCATCAGCAGTGTAGTCAATCAGTTTGAGGTTGTAGATCGTAGAGAACAACTTCATGAACTTTTTACCCTTGCCAGTGTTGCCCAACACAGATGCAGGAGTGACCTCACACATATCTCCACCAGGAGCAACCATCTCTAGATGCTCTTCCACTATCTTTGTCCACAGTTTGTTGTTCCGTGCCTTCTTGGTCGGATCGTTATATGGAGGATTGGCAAGAATGGCAGTGAACTTCATGTCTGGGTGGGTAGCAACGATTTTGATCTGCTTGTCAATATATCCTACACGATTACGGTGACTATCGCAACTCTCCCACACAGTGAGACGGTTGGGGTCAATTCCACGTTCCAAGAGTCGAGCAGAATGAGAACCACTTGGATCACCAAACATGTATGTGCTGCTCATATCCCGACAGTCATTGATCATCGTGTCAAGCAATGGGGTAGGAATAGATTGCTGGGTAGCAGATGAGACCGATAGACCGTTAATAGTCTCAGAGATCGATTGCCTCATGCTCTTCTGAATGCTGTTGGAGACCAAACCGATGCGACGGGTCAGAAGTTCCATGCTGTGAGGATTCTTAGAGATAACCTCAGAGAGGATTCCTTCTCTATCACCAGTTACAGAAGAATAAACATCAGAACCAATCACATCGTTGATGGAGTACACATTCCGACCACTACGGATGATGTAGAACATGGTCAGAGGGATAGATTCTAACAGTGCCTTGACAGTCTGCTTCTTCAGCGTGTCAAGGTCATCGACTTTTTTACGCGATCGGTCTCCATCACGACACAACTTTGATTGTTGGCACCATTGTCGTTTAATTGCACCTCTTTTAGGACTGTCGTAAGAGCAGACTTCAGGTTGAAGTTGAAGTCACTCAGACCACTGAGATCAAGAGACTCAACAATGCTGGTCACAGTAGAGATACTGCTCTCAACATCTGCTGCTAGAGCATCTTCAAATGCTTCCTTACTCAGTTCCTGGAACCCATCGTTCCATTCATGGATGTTGGTGAAGTCTACGACGCTGAATTGGGAGAGTGAGGGATTGCTATCACATGCGAGTTGGAACGCTGTATGAAGAGCACGTAGGCACCTCTGAGCATCAAAATCAATCACCCACCAATCATGTTCACCAGATCCACCACGGAATGCAAACTGTGTCCAGAACTCAATCGATTCCCCACCACGGCAATTGATAACNGTATCAATCTTCTTAGCAGTCACACCCAGAACATTTGCAGACTGAGTGATGATGAGTGCCTTAGTATGCTCTTCTAANAAGAGNNTAATATCCTCCTGATCTTTATTTGTATCAGAGGTAACTACCAGTGCAGGATAGTAGCAATCAACTAATTTTTGGAATGCATGACATGCCTTGACACTGGGCAGTGCCATCATGTGGTATTTGCCATTCAGCAAACGATCACCAATGCGGATACCACGTTGTGGTCCAAAGTAATTATGAATAAACTCTCTCACAAGTGATTCATGCAGGAACTCATCTCCTTTCATGGTGAAGATGTTCTTCATTGCATCAGGATCGTTACCAAAGATCTCTTGATATGCAGAAGTTTGATACTTAGCAAAGGCAACATTCATCTTAGGACGCCTATCCTTGAAGACTCCACGTTGAACATCCAGTTGCTCATCAAAATAAGTATAGACAAACTTCTGATTATCATCGGGGAACATCCAGCAAAGTTTGTGGGCAGTTCCAGAGATATAGCAGATCCGAGTATCAAGTGCCTCACGCAGTTTGACAAACTGATCAGCAGTGCCGCCGATATGTGCCTCATCAAAGGCAACGAAGTCAACGTCCTTAATCTTGTCCAGACGCTTCAAGCAAGTCTGAACCGTACCCCAGAGAACAACGTTCACATCACGTTGACGCCAGTATTCAAGGAAGGTCTCCCAACCAGGATCTTTGAGAGAGACGTACTTGACTGAAGGGAAGTACTTGTTTGAATCTTTTTTCCAGGACCCCTCAGGAGACTTCTGACGAGAGCAAACCAGGGATACTTTATAGTCAGTATCAACAATGTGCTTCAAGACCATTGCAGACTTACCTGAGCGACACTTAGCGAACAGCAGGAACTCTTTACTAGTACACCATGCAATCTTACTAAGGAACTTCTGCTGATACGGACGTGGTTTGAATTCCTTATACACCTTCTCCTTACCAGAGAAGAATTGTTCATGGATCATCTCACCGATGATGTCCAAGTTGTATCGCTTTGGATCATACTCAAAAGTCTCAGAGTTCTTAGCACCAATCCTCTTAATACCAGGTTGTTTAACTAACCAAGAGTGAATAATCTTATCATGACCACCATCTTTACCATCATCGCGAGTAGATACATCCTCCCACCAACGACAGCGGATATACTCAGAATTCAGAGCAACTACTGCCTGCTTCTGCTTACCATAGTCTCTGTTCTTATGTCGCTGTTCCCAGCAAAAAATTGTCTGTCCAACATTCAGGATATTCTGGTTACCCTTAAAACTGTCGAAGTAGATGTTGACGAGGGACACGAATAGAAGAATCGCTTTACCCCGTAATTATAACCCATAAAAAAGGGGGGCATTGCCCCCCGTGACAGTTTAGAGATTGTCCAACCTGTCCTTCAACTCGTTGATCTGTTCTTGCTGCTCCTTGATTGCCTCAATCAGAACCGCAACCATATTCTGGTATGCTACTGACTTAACGCCATCAGAGGATTCAAGAACAAGTTCTGGAAGAATAGTCTCAACTTCCTGCGCGATAACACCAATTTCTCTTTCTGGTTGTCCAATACGATTATAGTATACACCTCTAAGATCTAAGACCTTATCAAGTGCGTTGGTAATGCCAACAACATTCTCTTTAAGTCTTTCGTCAGAGTTTGCAGTAACTGTACCAGAGAAGGTTGCATTACCTGAACTATTGAGTCTAAGTCTTTCCTGAGGATTTGATACACCACTACCTTGAGTACCAAATATAATACCAAACTGACCTGTGGTTCCTTCAGATACACCCTTGATGTATCCACGCTCACCATCATTACTAATATCTCGACCCTCAAATTTAATTCCACCATATCCAAACGAAGAGTCAAGAGCTGGATCTGTCTGAGTAAATCTAATATAGTTACCTAATACATCCCCAGTAGTTCCAGGATCAGTACTAACAATAATATCATTAATGAAGGTAGAAATTCCTGTATGGTTCGTAGTGTTAAAGTTAACTTGCTGATTAAAGGTACTAATACCAGTTTCAACAATCCAACCATCAGATATGTTCCATACCAAAGATTGCATTCTAAATTCAACGTTGTTCTCAAAGAGAACAGGACCAGCAGCATATAGAGAGTATCCTGCCTTCGCTTGAGTCGTTTCAATACCAACTTGTGCAGTAGTCGAGATACCAACACCATCAAATACCCAAATATCAGATACGTTAGTTAACTGAGATCCATCACCTCGGAATGTACCACTCCAAAGACCGACGTAGTAATTATCTGGATTTGCCTGTATAGGACCAAATCTCTTCCAGGTATTATCGTTAGTATATACCCATCCAATTTCACCACCAGATTTAGGTTCTGCATCATATACAACGTTACCAACATTACCAGCAATTCCTGGTGTAGCAATACCGACAGTATATTCTCTAGCAATTGTTTGGTCACCTTGAATCAGCAAGGTATTTGATTCTACTGCACTATTGACAGTAACCTTCTTATTAAAGACTACTGGTCCATTAAATTCGGAGATAATAACCTTATCCTTACCACCATCAACTTTAATACCCCTATCAACAGTTAGTTGTTCAGTAGAACTAACATCAAATCCAATTTCTCCACTATTACTGGTAATATCTTCACCACGAACAGTTGGAACTGGAGCATTTGTAATCAAATCTTTACCAGTTGATCCACTAGTAAATTTGTTTACAGTGTAAGCATTACCTCTATCATCCAATCCATTATAGAATGGAGTACCAGCATTTACAGATACTGACTGTGATAGCAGTCTTTCAACTTGTCTGAATTTTCTATCTTGACGTTCTGGAAGTGCAGTGGAATAATTACCAGGACCAAAACCAAGATATTCAAATGTATGACCAGAAGCCCGTTGAATAGAATTCCTTCTAAATTCAACTGGTTTGAATCTTACTCTCTTAATTACAGATCCGATTGGGTGTGATTGTTTTTGGGATCCAAACAATCCACGGAATACGCCAATAGAATTATCACTAGCAACTGTTTGATCGATACGCATTATTTCATTATCAATCGTCAGATAATCACCAACTTCCCATCCTCTATGAGTTGCATTTGTAACATTAATCGTATTTAATGTTGGATCAATAAGTTCTGATGCTAAGGTTGTAGTAATACCTGCATATTGTGGTGTTAGACGTGCTGAAATTGATTCATTATCAAAATCAATACTATCTGCTTGGGCAATAATACCTCTAGGGTAGATTAAACCACCGCCAGTTGCAGGCACTGCCGTTGTTCCAACACCAACATTTAATGTAAAGTTATTTACATTTAATATATCATCAACAATAAATTCACCATCTAAAATATCATTATTAAATCCAGCAATTCTTATATTATTACCTACTAAAAGACCATGTGAGTTAGATGTGATAACACTAGTAATTCCACTAATATTATCATAAGATATAGAACTGATTCCAATAGACTCGCCAGTTATGTAAGCAGTAACATCAGACAGAACAGCAGCATTTACATTAGTCAATCCATTTGTATTGATGCCAGTTACACTTTGAGCACCAATAAATGGAAGTCTGTAGAATACAGTAGATGCTGAAGATACGTTTATTTTGGTATCATTACCAGTTTCAACAGATTCAATCTTATACAGATTATTATAATCACCAAATCTATCGTCTCTAATACCATCAATTCTAAGTACATCACCAACGCTATTATTAATTTGTTCGACAGTCACATAACCCTGAACAAATCCAGTAGTATTTGCAACTCCAGTAATAGCAAGGGTATTGCCTACACCAAATGCAGATCCACCATCTACAATTACAATGTTAGATATTGATCCATTAGCATCAATTCGTATGTTTGCTGTTGCAAACTTACCCGTGGTGGAACCAGCAAATCCAACTAATTCTGCGTTATATAATGTCTGAACACTTCCAGACCCATCACCATAATTGAGACCAACACTAGTAATTCCAACCTTTGTAATCGAATCAAATCCATGATCACCTTGTGTAGTGATCGTATGAGAAGTTCCTGTTAAAGATTCAATCTCTAAAATATCAACACCTACTTTAAAGTCTCTAATATTTTTGTTGATAACTTCTTTAGTAAGACTCTTTTGGGGATCATTAACCTCTGTCAGACCAAGTGGTGTAGGAAGAGAGAAGGTTCTCGTTTGATCAGGATCTGATAATAAATTATCTCTATCCATCTGTGGATAAAGATTTTTAAGTGGTTGAGTAAATCTGAGATTTTCAAATGGAGTTACTGCTGGTTGAGAAGAAGCATCAATCAGAGTTAAGTGGTAAACACCATCTTTTGAATTAGGAACATAATCTTGGATTTCTTCCTTCTTATAAACAAACAGAGTATTTGCAAACTCTTTCCTTTCATACCTAGGAAGATCAATATTTCTTTGATCTAGATTATTTTGGAATCCCCCAGGATTCGTTGTCATTCCAACAGTGAATGACTTTCTTGTTGGTCTAGAAGTTACATTGTATACACCATTAAATCCAGTGTTAGCAATACCAGTTGTGTTTGCTACTGATACAACGTTTACAATTTTGACTTGTGAACCTACTGATAATTCATGAGGTGCCTCAGTAAAGATTGTAGCAATACCAGCAAGACCATCCCATTGAGTTCCAGATATAAATCTAGGATTTCTCAACTCAGCACTGTTAGATAAAACAACTGGTTGAACACTCTTATACTTAATGACTTCATTATTTGTCAGACCAGTCGTCTGACCAGACTCTTGAAGTACAAACGAATCTTCGGGGGGTCTACCAAGAACAGCAGAGTCTCTTGGGACAACATATCTTACCTTATAAATTTTGTCATCTAGAGATCTATTATCAGGTGTTCTTGTAAAGAATGTTTTTGGGGAAGCTTCACCAAGAGATGCCGTTCCCAATCCAACAAGGGTATCATAAATTTGATTTTGTTCAGAACTTACATTAATATACCACTGCGAATTTGAGGAGTCATATTGAACTGGGTGTGATATATCTCCCGACTTCTTATCAGATACTCTAGATTGAATTTGAAGTATACCACCCTTACTATTAACAACTACTGCAGACGCACTAATAGTATCATTAAGTGTTTGAGATAATTTAACCTGATCACTATTGATACCAACAGTAATTGCATAGTACAATCTATTATGATCTAACCCATCAGGAAGTTCACCATCATCACTCAATACACGAATAGTCTCACCGTTGATAAATTGGTGTGGGTCGGTAAGGTTAAAAATATTTGATGTGATACTATTAATACCAATCGCAGTTCTACCAACAGTACTAACTTTGGTTGAAGATACCTCATAACTTGTATTGCCTACACCAGTTCCCTGAGTCTCTGGCATTACAATTACAGCCTCTTTAACTTGAGGTTGTCCGCCAACGTTGATAATTACCTTTAATTTATCATTCTCTTTGGAACCAAGTCTATATCCTTGAATTACAGAATTTGGAGGAGTGTTTATATTTGTCTTATTATATAAGTATAATCTACTAGTATTACCTACACCAATAGTTTTAGCAACATCAATTGCCTCATATTCAATATTTACCTCTTGGGTATTTACCTTTTCTGGAGGCAAAATATGAGTAATTAAACCAGTATCATCTCTAGGGAACGCATCATTCCTAAATCCAGAACATACTAAAGCTTTCGCACCGAAATTGGAATTCGAGTTCGTGATGGACATATCTCCACCACTTTCAGATATAAAGTGGTTTGCATATCCAATAGCAAATACAGATACTAACTGCAAGAAAGCATCATTAGATCCTTTAATGTGGAAGTTCTCAAAAGATGGTTTATAAACTGCAGATGTGTCCGTATGCAGATTTTCTACTGCTGAAGAGTCTTCATATACACCAGATGTAGAATTATATTTTACAAATGCATTATCATCTTTTTGGAGACCAATTCCAGTGAATTGAGCCACAACCATAGACTTAAATCCAGTCGCCTTACTGCCATCAGCATGAAGACCACACATACCAAATACTGATCTCAAAGAACAGTTAAAGATGTATGGAGATGCGGAAGTAACAGAGTCAACTACAATGTTAAGTGTTGCGGATCCAGCAACTAGAGCAGGTAATGGATTTGCTGGAGGAGAAGATACCTCATAATTAATTCTAGTATTACTCTCTACAGAACTAATAACAAATGATCCATTATATCCACCAGTAGGCACACCCTCAATTCTAATTGGAGTATCTACATCAAGACCACCAAGTTCTTCTACAAGATCAACAGTAATCGTATTTGATGCTGTTACACCATCACCAGACTTGATGCTACTAATTCCAATATTTTCTCCCTTAGAACCAACGATTCGATATTCATCAATTTTAGTTTGAATATCAACTGACGTATCAGGGAAGTCTGGTCTAATATCTCTACCGCTCGAATCACCATAAACTAGTCCTATCCTTTCATAATACATGTCCAGATCGGTTCTGGATGAAGTATAGTTTAAATAAACATCATTAAATTTGACTGGATTTACACCATCAGCATATTCAAAACATGTTAACTTATGATGAGAGAAGTTAGGAACAAAGTCAGTGGTTCCATAATCCTTAAAAACTTTTGAATTTGGATCAGCATCAAAAAATGTAAACTGATAAAAGTAACAAGTACCAGTTACACGGAATAAACAAGTTTGAGTTATACTATTATCTGCTGGATCTGGAACAAATTTAGGACGAATCTTCGTTTTACGAAGGTCCATACCAACTATAGAAGTACCACGGGGGATAATAACACCACCGTAGACAGAATTCATCTTATAAAGATCATTATTCGGATCATCAATATCAAAATTAGTGTCTAATGTAAATTCTTGGAGTGAATCAGAAGAAGATCCATTACGAGTTAACCAATCATTTGAATTTACTGGAGCATCTTGAACAGGAATCCATCCTGGCCTATTATCAATAACATGCTCACCAGGATATACGATAATAGTTGTTCTACTAAACCTATCATTATCCAGACCCTTCTGATAAGAGAATCTTGCTGCCTCTATAAGAGCTCTTTGAATAGTTTTGAAGGGTCTAACAAGGGAATTGCCTTGGTTTTCAATACTATCCGTCGAGTCAATACTGGAGGGATCAACATAGAGGATATCCCCTCTACTATTCTTAAGAAAATTATCTAAGCGACTAAGACCCATTTTATTCCACTAGATTCTATTGCTATGACTTATTTATTCATTCTCTTTTGCATCCAAAATATATTCTACAGTGTTTGCAACATCTTCCATAGCAACCCTCAAAAATGGTTGCTGTCCAGAATATTGTTCTAGTTTAAGAATACCGTTAGCGCATTCTTCAGATAGAGTCCAACGCCATTTCTTTATACTCTTAGAATACCATAGATTTATCTTCATATTTAATTATTCTAATTCTATTAACATTTCTGGATTTTCTAACTCAATGTCAAAAAAACATGGATGTAGTTCTTCCATAATCAAATAACTAGACGCCATATACAATTTTTCAGAAGTATATCTCTTATGATGATTATTTGCAGCATTTACAAGAGAATAATCCCATTCTTCATCTTCAGTCAATTCATCCCAAGTAAATGGAATTCCATGTATGAAATACATATTAACGATACGATCTGGAGATGCCAATTCACTTGTATTATGCCAACAATACTCTTTGGTAATCTTTAACTTCATGTATCATTCTCTTCAGATTCTTCTCTTGATATTTAGGAAATGCGAGTAGGGAGACTTGAACTCCCACGAGATTGCTCTCAACAGATTTTAAGTCTGGTGCGTCTACCGATTCCGCCATACTCGCTTAGTGCTTCCTGTGAGGATCGAACTCACCTTAGGCAAATTATGAGTTTGCTGCATTCACCAGATTGCTAAGGAAGCGAATACTCGTGGATGGATTTGAACCATCTCAAAGCCTCTAATCTGGAGGAAAAGGTTTATAAAACCTCTCTGACTACCAAGTCTCACGAGCAAAAAAATTACTCAGATATAAAAGTAGGTGGATGAAAAGAACAGTATTCATTGAATACGATTTTCATCTCCTTACAAGTGAGATTTGCATTTTTTGCTGCTTTAGGAAGATTCCATTTTGCAGTAAACAACATTTCCATAGAACAGCGAGTTTCAGGTCTCATTGTAGAGTCATGTGTGTGTTTGTGTATTGGAAACGACTGGACTTACACCAGTTAAGAGGGCATTGTCTGCTTGTCTCGATTCTTTGACTTCGTATCCATAGAGCGGAGTATCGGAATCGAACCGACGACATCTAACTTGGAAGGATAGCGTTCTACCGCTGAACTAACTCCGCGTTACTCATATAGTATACCTTATATTTTTATATTAGTCAACCCTACCAAGGACCACCAGTCGCAGGGTCTTGTGCAATACCGACAGCAGTATTAATCTCTGACAGTTTTTCAGTATTTTCTTGAAGTTGCCTTTCCAATCCCCATACTTGTAACTCATAGTCACCTTTCATGCTCTGAGTGATGGTCGCAAGAGTTTCTTCCCCTTGAACATTAGACCAACCAGTATTATAATCTGATACTAGAGTACCCAAACTAGCAGAGTATCCAAAGACCTTACCAATTTCAGATCCACCATGTTGAGTTAATTTAGTACTAACACCACTTCCAACATTTGATGAAGTCAAAGTATTGTATGACCCACCAATAAATGGGTAATCAGATCCAACATCACCACCAGAAATTTTGGGATAGTCGTAAATTTGGGCAATATCTCTTTTAATTATTCCATACGCAATATTAGCTGTACCAACACCAGCAACACCTAATGAAACACCTGTTGTAATAGCAACTCCTGTAACAGCATTACCATATACACTAGTTACAGAAGATAAAGTTGTTCCATATGATGCGGAAGACAATCCAGTATTGCCACCAGCAGATTGAATAGATGTTTTTATAGTATTAATGCCATCTAAAGATGATACTATTGATGTCGATTGAGTTCTAGCAGGCCCCATAAAAGCATCTCGAAGAGAAGTAGCAACTCCAATTCTCTTTGGCAACCTCTCCTGCTGCAATTCGTACATTGCCTTATCGGCAAGCAATCTGTCGTTTACAACTCCCATAAATTATATAAGGCGTTTGATTCTATTTATTGTGAAGGTTGCACTGCTAATGACGGGATATATGAGAAATTGGGAACAACACCTCCCAAATATCAAATGCAACATCATTGATAAGTATTCTGCAGACGTTTATATCTCATCATACAACTATTCAGAATTATATATGGGTTCTGGTGTAGTTAATGTAGATACTGATAGTCTGATAAGAGAATATCAACCAAAAAACTATCTATTCAGAAATAAAGAAACTCTACCTGAATTTGAATTTAAATCAGATGGTTTAGAGATGAATGGTAGAGATTGGTCATATAGGATATTGAAGCAATGGTACTGCATATATTTGAGTCTGTCTCTATTTGACCCAGAAGATTATGACATAGTGATCAAATGTAGAAGTGATTTCTCAACAAAGAACTTCAATATTAAAGATGGAGATATAGTTATACCTGCATGGAAGGTCCATCCTGGTCCATGCGAACCAGAAGACTCATATGTTGATTACTTCGCTCATGGCAAAGGTTACTGGATGAAGCAATACTTCAAATTTTATGAGAAAATAAAAGAGATGCATGACAATGATTGGGGAGATGTCTCTTTAGGAGAGACCCTAATCAAGTCATACATCGACAGATATATTGGAAAGGACCATATCAAGTTTGATTATGATATAGATTGGATGCTCAGGAATGAAATGTGGGCATCAGATTATAGGAGATTGTTTGAGATTGGGGATCCTGATAAACTACTCAAAGTTCCAGCCACTGAGAAGGATGCGTTGATCCTTGATGATAGTCTGGATTCTGTGGGTTCAAAGTAACCCTAATATCACCAGGAATCACTAACCGCTCTTCTTTTCTCTCAGAGATCTTTTGAGTAAAATGCCCAATCTTACTTGGAAAAATTACAACACTTCCTTCAATAGGTGTAATACCATAAACATTGCAGTTATACTTGTTATATTCAGTAATTAGATTTTTCTTAATTGACTCAGTAAACATATCTCCAACACATTCATTGGGATTTTTTTCTTGAGCAATGCAAAACCTATCGGATGTCTCTCCACTATTTACATAGTAAACAAAACTCAAATCAGATGCATTGTGATTATGAGGTTTAACTGAAGGTGTGGCATCATCCTTATGATACCCAACCCAGGATTTAATGATGTGATAGTCTAACTTTGAATGATCAACTTTCAAATAATCAAAGTAATTATCTACATGAGACCGAAGTTCTTCAAAAAACGGTTTGCATGATACTTTTTGATGTGCAAAAATTCTTCCAGAATATTCTGGACTTTCATTTTGATATCCGTCAAACCAATAATCACGAAGTTCATCAATATGATTTTTGATTTCTTCATGACACTCTACCATTCCCTGGTACACAATCGTAGGGAATGCTTCATGTACTCGATGCATCAGATACCATTAATATTATATTCTCTATTATCTCCTGGATAGTCCTCTGGTGTCAAGCCCTCATACTCAGGAATGTTTTTGGAGGTATCCTTACGTTCACCAAATACAACATAATCACAATTAATACCAGTTCCTGCATTATTTTTAATAATAATTTTATTTCCCCACTCAATTTTATAAACAAATAGTTCTTGCCAATGTCCATTGGGAGTTAGATTAACAGATATATTATCCATATCAACCAAATCCTTCCAATAATAAGGAAGTTCAATATAAGATTGATTGACTAATTTACCTTTAAGATATACATCTGCAGTTGGTCCCTCAAGAGTAATATACCTAAGACGATGATTTTCTTTAGATGGGTGCTTAATGTCAAATGATTTTTTAGCATCCCAAATTGCAGATTTTGCATTTAGAGAGGATACTGCGGAACTTACAATATCTGATGCCTGAACAATGGCATCTGCCTTAATATTACCACATAATACATTGTAATGAATCCAAGGCGTACATGCCTCAACAGGATAATTTGGATCACCAGTTGTTGCTTTTAACAAATAGTCATATTTGCTTGAAAAGGGTCCAGTAATTCCCTCATCTGCACATCCCGTGGTATTACTTGCCTGTGGAATAAATTCTGCCATAATTACCTCTTAGTATCATAATGATATCCAGATACCGAATACTCATCGTTATTACCTGGATAGTCTGCTGGGGTTGTACCCTCATATTCTGGAATTAGTTTCTCACCATCTACTCGCTCACCATAAACATGATAATGGCAGTTAATAGGTCTAGAAGAGTGAAGAAAAACTTTATTGTCTTCAATTTTATGAACTATAATATCTTGATGACTTCCAACTGGAGTAATAGATACTGTAATTGAATCGGGATCTACCAATTCTCCCCAATATTCTGGAAGGTCAATTACACTATCATTCTTCAATTTACCTCTTATGTATACGTCATTTGTTGGTCCTTCGGGACAAGTGTGACGCAATCTCCAACCTTCCTTTGTTGGATGAGGAATATCAAAGTTCTTTTTAGCAGATAGGATATGTCCACCACAGCGAGACATAACTTCTCCCTGAGCGATGATATTCATTCCAGCATTAATGCTAGAGTTAGTATCAATAACACCCAAAAATGCTGCTGGTCCCGTGACAGCGAGTGAATATGGATTATTAACCCCAGTACACAAAGAACCAGGAATAATTGGCGGAATCATCATGTCACCATTCTGACATGGACCAATCATTACAGTCGCTGTTAAGAATGGTGGAAGAGCACCAAAAATAGATGGACCCTCCATAAATGAACCACCTCTAATCTGTAGAGGACCCTTGCCCAACACAAGACTAGGATCACCCTGACCGACATACAAAGTCTTTTTAACTTCTAAATCTGGTACTTTCACTAAATAAATCCTCCAATTCTTTGTTGTGTTTCAAATAATGATACTCCTTTTGATGGTTTAATAGTTGTTGCAGAGTCAACACAGTCAATCATTCCACCATAAAAATTCATTGCAGCACTTCCTACTATTTCACAAGTTCCAGACGATAAAAATTTAGCAACAGCATCACCATTAACCTCAATATTTTTGCCACGAATAGTAATTTTTTCGTTAGCATCAATATTGACATTTCCACTAGTGTTTCCGTCACCTGTTGCCTTTATATCAACATTTCTACCTTCAATCCTAATTCTACCACCAGGTGCTCTAAGAATCAAGTCTCCATTAGAAGCATTAACAATAAAAGATGTTGAATCAACTGGTTTTTCTCCACAATGAATTTGATAAACACCAGGACATCTGTTTATTGTACCCCCCTTCATTTTACCAGAAGACATGAACATTGTATAGTGCTCAGACGCTTGCGCCGCTTCTCCATTACGAATCAATACTCCAGCATATGTACTATTTGGACTTATATGACCAAATTTTATATGACCATAGTCATTTCCCAATTCTATGGGATTATGGATTCTTGGTTTTGCCATGATTACCTATGGATAATATTATCCACCGCTTGATGGTGGAGATGGTGGTGGTGCAGGAGCATTATAAGTTGGCAAAGGTACTGTGGATGAAGTAGATGAAGTAGATCCCGTTTGTACTAATTTACTATTAATCCACTCAAATCTAGAGTCAGAATACCGTAAACTTTCAGAAGCTGATTCATAAATGTATGGATGTGGTCTACCATTGTATTGTTCATGACTTGCACCGACCATTTTACGTGATTTATGAATATGGAATGGACCATAATATGGTTTTCCATTTACAAATCCAACAAATCCTTCATTATCAATATTACCAACACAATCAACCACCGAAATAACACTTTGCAGAAGATCATTTGGATTTTGAAGACCTTCAAGATCATCACCTATTCGGTCTATACAAAGAACTGGATTTAACAAAGCATTATAACCAGTCTCAGATTCAATGTATATTTCTGGTCTTTCAATATATCCTCTTCCAGCCTTAAGAATTTCTATTGATTCCAGAACCCCAAACGGTCCAAATTTGGGAATAACTTCGGCTCCATTGCTTGGTTTAATTACAATCTTATCAGTAGAAGAATAATTTAATCCCGCATCCTCAATATCAATATTACAAAGATATAATATTATTGGATAACTTCCAACATCAAGAGAAGGAAAAGAATCTATATTTGTTTCTCCATTTATACCTGTTCCAGGAATTCTAGTAATACCTCTTCTATCAGCAATTTTATCTCCTATATCATCACCAATTCCAATATCCCCTATACCACCATCAATATTCGGTTTACCAGCCGCTCCACCAGGAGGTGTTCCTGGAGTTGGGGTAACTGGTAAGAATACACCAAAAATAATTCTATCATCAGAGCGTATAATTTCATCATCTTCAGAACCATCAGAAATAATTTCATCATTCTGAACCTCTGGTGGATATTTTCTCCATCTACCATCGGGTGATCTAACTACAGTCCAATCTTTTGGTGCCCAAACTCTGCCATCACCACCTAAATCACCGTTAAAATTCGGAATATATCCAGATCCAGGATCCTCAACAATAACTTGTGAGACACTTAGTGTTGGTTCAAGAGTAGATGGATTAATACCACCATCAGATTTCATAACAACCCTAAATCTTGAACCCCCACCTTTACCACAACTATCAGAAACATCAATAGATGGCACCTTCGTATATCCAAGACCAGAAGAAATTAAATCAATACCAAGAATATCACCAGCAGCACTTACAATTGCATTGCCTCTAGCGCCTGATCCACCGCCGCCCCAAAACGATACTTGTGGAGGACCACAAAACAATGGTCCAATATTACATTTGTTAGCAGAATTTACAGCATCACTTAGTATGTCACCAAAATCGATATTTGCAATATTATCAATATCAACAAGATTTGCAGCATTTGCAGCCAATCCCTTTGCTTGATCAATAATACTACCAATATCAAAAGATACTGGTGGTTTTCCTCCTTCAAAAATACTCCATTCTTTAGTTTCTGGACATTCTTGGTCTTCTTCACAGGCAAGAAAACCTGCAATTTGACCCAAAATTCCCAGAATTCCATTTACAAGACTAAATGCTCCCCCAATAAGTGCTGATAATTTAGATAGAATGGAATCAATAGCACCACTTAATGCTCCCAAAGTGCTACCAAGAAGAGATCCAACAAAGTTCTGAACGGCACATGCTGGCACATTAATATAACGATCCAACATTCCAGTTAAAAATTTGCCAACTAATCCCTTAAGATTAGACATCATTTTATTGAAAAGACAAACAATTAATTCAATTATGGCATCTTTTGCAACTTTTGCCTTATCTCTATCTGATGGATTAACTAATTCAATTAATTTTTTAGTTTGTTTGTTTATCTCCTCCTCAACAAACTTACGAATATTTTTAAATAAATCTTTTAGACCTTGAGCAACAAAACTACTTGCCTTTTCTACTTGTTCTTTGATCCAAGCTTGCTTCTCAGAAATCCACCCCTGAGCAGCATCTTGCCAACTGTTAAGTTGATTTGTTGCTCTCTCAATTTTTTGAATTAATTCCTGCATAGACTTCTGAATAGAAGTCATTGGAACTTTTTCACAATCAGATGGTGATGCTAAGGGGAATGGAGGTTCCTGCATCATAGTGACATCCGACACAGATGCCATATTAGGATAGAATATACTCTCGTAAACTTTTCCTTGAACTATAGGAAGAGAATATCCAGCAACTCGATCAGTTGCAATAATGCCACTAAAAGGTAGAAGACCATTACTTTCTGGTTGTGTTCTTGGTAAAATAATTTGATCAACATTACCAAATGTTCCTATATGAAGCGGACCTTCTTTTTTAGATGGATTTTCCCAGATACCCCAAATAATTGAACCCTGAGTTATTGCTGGCGTCAATCCAGTAGTCTTATGACCAGATCCAGTACTACCACAATTTATCGATATCCAAGGCAACTGTTCATCAGACAATTCATTCTTGTCTGGGGGATGAACTCCCTGTATTCTACACTTTACTCTGTAACCCCAATTTTTTAATTCACTAGGACCATTCACAATCTCTTGATCTCGTTCCCAAGATTGTCTTGGAGCAACTACACCCTGCCAATAATTAGAAGGACTTCCGTTGTCAAATAGGCTGCCAAAGTTAGATGAACTCATATAATTAATCTTCGTAAACTAAACACTCAGGTTTAGATGGATTAGCATCACAATATAGTTCTAGCGGTGATGGGTCATGATGATCACCTGCTTCAATCTCTTCCTTATGATGTTCTACATATTTTTCCAATTCATGCAGTTCGCCTTCAATGTGACGACGTTGATTGGGGGAGATCATAGGATTGTCAAGAATTTCTTTGTCCTTGGTAATATGATCTTCGATGCTTTCCATATTATTTAATCTACTTTAGTGTTATTTATAGTAGTTATACTAGAAATCCAAATACTCATCTAGATTGAAGTTTTTTTCATTATCATCTAGATCAAAATTAGAATACTTAGTCCTATCAATTGTTTGAGAATCTTCAGATGGACCCAATCTTGACATCAAATCTTCTCCCCCCAAAGCATATCGTTCCATATTAGAAGATGAAAATGGATTGACAGTACCAGTTCCAAACAATCCTCTTCCAGAATTTCCAGTTATACCTTTAGATTTAAGAGAGTCTGGTGCAGATTTAGATGCAATACTCTTATTTGGTTTTCTACCATAAGAATCTCTAACTAAATGCATTTTAGTCAAAATTGTTTTAGGTGTCAAGTGAGTACATACATCAGCAATAATATATAAACCACTCATCTCTTTATCAAGACCTGTCTGTTCTGATGATCCTTGTGCTGGAAAATCACAATGAACAATACTTCCTGCTCGGAGTGAATAGTCTCCATAAACTGTAACATTTACATTAAGAGTAAATAATTTATTATATGTCATCGAAGATTGAAGTATCACATCTTCTAATATTAAATTAGAATCTCTTTGTTTCTCAAGTTGTTCAGCAATTCCTCCTCCTGGCAATTCCCCTGCAGAATCAGTTTTAGTAAATCTTTTTGATAAAAGAACACCATCGGTTTCAAATTTATTTTTAAAATCTTCAGATAATACTGGATGTTCCAATCCACCATGCAGTTTTTGATCCTCACCAACAATCTCTTGCGATTTGGTATTAAAAATATGTGTATATGTATTAAACGTCTCAAGTTTTGATCCATATGCTCCTGTAGATAGATTTTTTTTAACATCTATCGTAGTATCAGAATCAAAAGACAAAATTTTACCATCATACCCATTCGGGATTTCAACAGTAGAATTATAGATAAATGATTTATATCCTTGCTCATCATCAAAAAGAGAATCTATAGATCTAAAATTATATCCATCATATGTTTCATATATCAGATATCCTGCACTATTCTTAGATGATTGTGAAACACCCTTAGTGGCTATTTCTGCTAATAATCTAAATGGTTTTTTACCCTGCCCAATAAAGTTAAATTTATTTGCAGTTGCATCTATTATAATATCCTTTTTAGTTTTTAATATATCCTTTAAAATAATTCCCGCAGATTGACTAATATCCCCCTCAAAACTTCTATAGACCTCCGTAGATAAAAAATCATCAGCAATTAACTCTAGAGATACAAGATCTAAAGTATATATTATATTATTTGATGATGATATGATATTGCGAATTTCTCCAATATATAACGCATTATCATCAGCAAATTTTAATTTATTTCCCAAATCATCTTCTACTGTTACATGAACTTTCTCAGAACCAACTAATTTCAATCTCTGCAAAACAGCAATGGATTCTCCAGAACCATCATCATGACCAGTATCTACAATAACTATACTAAATCTAACAGAATTATCAAGAATACTCTCATAATATTCGCAAAGAACTACTCCAGCACTAACATCAACAGATTCTGATGAAGATTTAGAATATATTACAAATTTTGAAATATTCCCAGTCTGCTTTAGTTCAGTTTCCATTATACTAACACCTCTCTTCTTTTGGAAGGAGAACCTCCTCCACGATTAACTGTTCTTATAACGACAGGGACAGGGACACGAACTTCTCTATCAACTAATAATAATGTAGATCCACTACCTTCTTCGTAATTAGTATTTCTCATAAGAGTTTGAGGTTGTTGTGAATTTTGTGTTGGTATATATGACACTCTTTTAACTTTCCCATGATTATTTATCCAGTCAATTGGATTTACTGGACTACTAAAATCTCCATTACTAGCAGGAGCAGATTTAGATATCTCCCAGTGTAGATGAGGATCATATGTAGTTAGACTACCCCAACCAGATCCACCAACATTAGCAAGTAAGGCACCTGCTTTAAATTTATCACCAACTTTCCCTGCAGGAGGTCCATTTAAGTGACCAAAGAAATGATAAGCACCATGTACATCATCTTTCCATACAATCCAATAACCATACCCACCATCTATACTACTACCCAAAACATTGTTTACATGAGTTACTTCACCATCCAAATATGCATACATTCGAGTACCAGTTGGAGCACCAACATCAACACCTTTGTGCAATCGGGGACCGCTTCCCAAATCTCGCATACCCATGGAGGAAGTAATTTCGGCACCAGATCCCGTAGCAAATGGACTGTAAGAAGTATTGACATTTGATCCTTGTCCAAATATCTTGTCTATTGCACTTCCTGTATTTCCTTTCAATGGCATTAGTTTTGAAGATCCTGGAAGAGTTATACCTGCAGGCGTAGGTGTTCCTGCTCCTGTTCTAGGTGCTGTTGTTGTAGGTGCTGTTGTTGTAGGTGCTCCTGCTCCTGGTGCAACTCTTTTAGGACGAGTTGATAAAAGCGTAGAGGTTTTATCAAGATCATTAGTAACTTTTTGTGTATTTTGAGTAACATCCCTTAAAAAAGAATTCTCAATTTTCTTACTAACTTCAAACAACCTACGTGTTTTCTGATTAGGCAATTCTACAACTGTACCACCTGCAGATAATTTTTGAAGTAATATTCTCAACATATTCATAGGAGCTGGTAGTGCTGCATCAAAAAACGTAACTAAATTTTTAGCAATATCAGCAACAATTCTTCTATCTACCTTTTTACCTGTCAGTAAAGCTACACCAAGAGACATGATCTTGGATACTATACTATTATTCCTTTCTCTTAACTTATCTGTAGACTTTTTAATTAATGCAAAAGCTCCATCTTTATCATCAACACTACCAAAAATATTTTCTGTTTTTGTTTTATTAGCTCCAGATAAATTATCAATTCCTGAGGGAGTAAAATTTTTAATTTTTGCACTTAATGCTGCATTTTTATCAGCATTAGAATCCTCATCTTCTCCAATTTGACCACCTCCATATCTACCTTCGATAGTATTTTTTGCTTCATTTTTTTCACTACCAGTAAGAACATTATAAAGACTTGCTCCAATTTGATCACCAATAACACCACCAATTAGACCACCAATAGTTGATCCCGCAGCACCAAGGAGAATATTACCAATAAAAGGAACAACAGATCCAACAATACCACCAATGGCACCACCAAGAAATGTACCAAGTGCCTGACCTGCAGCCGCACCTACAGCAGCAGCTGCTGCCTTACCAACTGGTTCTTTAAATACTAAAGTTCTAATACCAAAGTCAATCAGAGGACCGACAATAGGAATTTTACCCGCAATTCTTCCAGCACCTCTAGAAGCTACTTTTTTGCCAACCTTACCAAAAGCCTGTCCAAATCTATTTTTAGCAGCCCTTTTACCAAATCTTTGCTGATATCTTCCCGCAAGATCCTGCTGTGACCTGGCAGCGGCGGCATTAGAGGTACTTCCACCCCTAATCATTCTTTGATTGTTTAAATTAGTCCCCGAGTTAGTTAAGAGAGTTCCATTACGACTTACTCTACGATTGAATCCATTAACTGTATCAGTACGTATACCATTTCTGTTAAATCTACCCCTACTATTAGTTCTATTACCACCTTTACCACCACCTAAAGGATTAGATCCACCAGTGCTTATCATGGCAGCGATGATTGCAAGATTCATGAATTTTACAAATAAACCCTCAAAAGATTTTAATTTGTCAGCGGCATCCTTACCAAAAATATTTTCAGTTAGCACATTAACTTTATTAACTACTTTATATCCAATGTCAATAAATGATACCAATTTATCAAACATTCCTATAGAAAAATCAACTAAAAAATCAAAAACTTTACCAATTTGCAATTTACTAACAATATCTGCTATTGCTGGCAAAAGATCAATTAGTTTTATAAGTATTATTGCTCCTATCAATTTATTCATAAAACTTAGGAGATTACCAACTGGTCCATTAGTTGGTATACTAATTCCACCACCAATAGATGATTTTTTTTCTAATTTAGATTCTTTTTCCTTTCTCTTTTTATTTTCTTTTATTCTATTCTGATTCTTTATTTTTTCTAAGTTTATTTTTACAGTCTTCTGAATAATTTTATGTATTTTTTTAGTAGTTGCTCCAATTTCACCAATATCTTCCTTTGCTTTATCATTAATACCACCTCCATCTTCTTCTGGTTCACCTTTTACTAGATTTACAACACCAAGAATACCCTTATCATTTTTTGAAGAAGGTATAATTTTTGCTACTGGAAGTGCAATCTTTTTAGGGACTGCAATAAAATCTACAGGATCTGCAGATGGTAATAGTTTTTTAGCATTTATTGCCATCTTACTCTACCCCCAAAAGTCCGTAGATTTGAATATTCATTAACCTAGATTCTGTCTGATAGAATGACGAAAATTCGTCAATTTCTCTAGTTCCAGATGCAACAGATCCCTGAGATTTTGGTGCTGGTGCAGGTATTCTTGTACTAATAATATTCATTTTTGTAGTCGGTGGCGGTGGAACCTCCAATGATGGTTTAGTTATTTTAGTTTGAGCAGATTGTGATGGTGAAGAATTTTTTGGTCGTGGTTTAACTGCAGAAAGTGCTCCAGAGAATGGCGCACTTGATTTTGTAGATGGTGTTTTAATCTCTGGAATTATTAAGGAATTATCAGATTTGCCCATACCTTCAGGAGAGTTAGCACGAGACCCCTTTATCCCCCCAAGTCTAATCATATTCGATGCAGCAGATTTGCCAGATTCGCCACCAGCAATTCTATGCATTGGCATCGATGATGGTCGAACATCCTTTGGTTTTGGCATCATATCATTACTAATCAACCAATTCCTCTCATAATTACTCATATCATTAGTAGATTTTCTCCATCCTTCCTGCATCAATTTTTTTGTTGCTTCTTGGATGAGATCTTCCATGCTATATCCAGGTTGATTATTCCAATATTTTTCATAATCGGGATGATTAGAATCCTCAGTTATTTTTGTGTATTGTTGTCTTCCTAGTGCTCTCCCCTGCCTCTCAACATCAATTGGAACTAAACCACCACCAGCAAATTTAAGACTTCCAAATGGAGTGAATGATGGCTTATTTGTTCCTCCACCCATCTTATTGAGATTTAAAAAGAATGGTGCTCCAAACTTATCAACTGCTTTTTTAGATATTACAACCTCTCCTGGTTGAGCAGCAATCAATTGGGTATCTTTACCAGCACCTTTAATCCTCTTTCCTGTAGAACCAGTTATCTTCCCTGCAGAACTATTCTGAGTTCTTCTTTTATTCAATCCACCACCAGAATAACTGGTTACTCCACCACCACCAGCAAAAGAAGGTATTCCTCTCTGCATCACTTCTTCATTTCTAAGTTGTGGTCCACCAGGAGTTCTATCTTCCCCTGGTTTTACTATTTCTGGATTACCTTCAGCAAGTTTTTCTCTATTATTGCCAAGTTGTGTCGCAGCAACATAACCACCAACTCCTACAGCAATAGCGGCAGCAGCATATGGATTTTTTTTAATCAGATTAAGTAATTTAGGAATACCTTTTTTCGCTATAGTAAGAGTTAATTTAGCAATTGTACCAAGAACTGTTCTAATTACTCTACCCATAGGGTTAGTAAATAATAATACGCCAGCAAGAAGTGCTGGCCACCAATCACCAATAAATTTAATTAAAGATTTGATTTTACCCTGATTTTCTTTTTTTGAAATATAATCTACTAATTTATACAGAACTCTTCCAATAAAGACTGTTTTTAAGAAATTAAATATTCTTTCAAATAATCCCACAGTTGGAACTAAAATCTTTTTAGCAAGAGATGCTGTTTTTTTAAGTTTTTTCTCTAAATTATCTTCCTTCTTGCCACGAGTTTTATTTTCTTTAGTGTTTCTATCTTTTTCTAATTGCTTCCTAATCGCAGTGTACTGCCCCTCCATCAACTTTAAGATTGATTCTACAGTCTTGCGTATACCAGCAATGTCTTGATTTAATGATGCTTTACGTGGTTTTGAAGGTTCTTCTGAAGGAGAAAGTGCTTTCTGCTCTTGATCTGGAGCACCAGTAATAAAGTTTTTTGCACCTTGCAATGGAGGAGCACTACCCCTATCAACATTTCTTTTGTTGATCTTAAATCGACCAACTTTACGTTTTACTCTTTTGTATTCTTCAGTTATTAACTCAGATTCTTCACTAGAAACCTCAGTTTTTGTCATCCTGGCTTCTAAGGCCCATGCCTTCAGATTCTGGATGTAAGTATCATAGTCAATATCAAATACATCATCTAATTTAAGAAGTCTTAATATTCTTTCATCTATCTCTTCATTGACAAGATCATCACCACGAGTACCCTCATACATCTTCCCACTGATAGCAATAGCACCACCTTTTTTAGGTTTAGCATTGCCCATATCTTCAAGCATAGATGGCTCATCATCAGAAGCATATGGATTATCTCGATCCTTCTCTTGCTCCTGCTCTAAGTCATCAATCTTAGGTTTTTTTATCTTTGGTAACTTTGGTTCTTTTAGTGGAGGTTTTAGTTTACTATTATCAACTACATAATACTTCCAAATATAAAGTATATAACTATTATATTTTTCTGCTTCTTTTGAATTTTGTGGGAATATAACTGAGGGTGAAGGATAATCTTTCTCAGACTTATCCCAAGCCCTCATGAATATATCATGAACTCTATCAGGATCTACTCCAAACTCATTTGAAATTAAAAACTTACTACGCGCAATATATCCGCCAATAGACGCCCTATAACTGCCCTTTTTCCCAAGAACTCGTGTGTAAGGTATAATCTCTGATATGTAATTTGGTATATTTGCCATTAGTAGCTATTAGATTGTTGCTGCGCTTTGAGTTTTTCTTCTTCCAAATGAGCCTTCAATAGTGCAACATAAACTTCTCGCTCCCATGGTATTAAATTTTCAACTTCAGTTAGTGAGTATTTATGGTACTGCAACAAAGCAAAATTTAATTTATAATAATTTTCCAAATCCATGTGAGCGAGGGCTATGCGAAAAAACTAGATAAACCCTCCAAAACTACTTTGCTTTTTACTCCAGTTTGAGGATTTTTGACTTGAATTTCATGAGAAAGTTTGGGCATCGTAGCAAAAAATTTCTCAATTCCTTTGAACTGAGAAGAATTCATTTGATCCAAAAATTCCATAACATCTTTTTTAGGAATATCTTCCAATGCCCAAGATTCTTCTGCAGTGAAAATTTGACTGATACAAGACCCAATAAGATCAAAAGATTGCTCAACCGTGACATTATCAGCAAAGTCAAAGTTATTTTTAATAAATTGATCTAAAGATGGATACTTCATCTCAATCATAATTTCATCATCAATTTTAATAGTTTTAGTATGATCTTCATTCTTTAAAACTTTAATATCATCAATATTAATAGTTGTAGGAACATACGTTACTTCATCATCTGGACAAAGAACGTTTACTTCTAATTCTTCACCAACAGACTTTCCACGAATATTTAAAAACAAATATTCTATGTCAAATGTAGGCAAATTCTCTACAATAATATCTTCGGTTTTAATACAATTTTTAATTACTGTTTTAATTGCATTTGTAATTTGTTTTGAATCTTCACTCTCTAACGCAAGGACTAACAATTTTTCTTCTCTTACAAGAAATGGTCTATACTTAATTTCTTGTCCTGTAGATGGCAACTCAAGTTCATATGTTGGAGTTGATATAGTGGGTAATGGCATAAAACGAATTCAGATAATGATATTTATAGTTGATATTGATAATGTAATTAAAAGATACTACTAGAACCCAAGTTTGTAGTAAAAGGGTAGTTTGGTGGAGGATTAGAATTCCAAACATCTGTAATTGGAAGATTTTTAAATGATGCGTCAGTGTTAACAAGATTAGGCAAATTTAACGATCCATCAAATAATTTTTCTTGTGGAATACTATCAAGGATAGATCCCGTTGAAGAATTGGAAAAGAAGTTTAGACCATAGTTATAATCAGTTTGAGATTTTGTTTGAGTAATAAAATATCGAGTATAGTTCATAGATACCGTCACCTTCAATAATTGAGATGTATCATAACTAACAGGAATAGTATTCATCGATTTTGGAAAAACATCAACAAACTCATATTCTAATACATTTGAAAATAGATCATTTCCAGATCCAAGATCCTTTTCAAACTTTACAACTTTCATAGTAGATTTATAATCGTCTGGAAATCTAGCTCTTTGTACTATTTTATTCCTTAACTGTCGATCAGTGTAATCACTCTCACCAACAATATACTTCATCCAGTAATCAAAAAATCGTATCTGAAGATAATTACTATCAAGAGTAACTAAAAATGTCAAATCAATAGAATCATCATACAACCTAGTATAAGCATGTCTCTCGATGATTCCATGGTAATCCCTGCTAGTTTCAACTGTTGCTATGCTTGACCCAGGAAGTGATGCTTCCATGCAAGTTAGCTCAAGTAGTTCCCCATCAACTTTTGGAGAAGTTCCAAATGATGGTTGTGGCATTATAACAGAGTACACAGAAGTTAAAGAAGGATTTAAAATCCTACTTTTTAACTTATTCATACTAACACCAAAGTTTATACCTAAGTTTGGCATCTAAATAAAGGAAATACATCTATACTATATGTAGTCAACTTCTATGAACGAAAGTATTAAAAGTAGATACCGTCCATCATATCCTAAAAAATATAAAGGAAATCCAAATAATATTATTTGTAGAAGTAGTTGGGAACGTAAATTTTGCTCCTGGTGTGATTTAAATGAGAGTATCATTGAATGGGCAAGTGAAGAGTTTTGCATTCCATATAAATCACCAATTGATGGAAGAGTACATAGATACTTCCCAGACTTTTTAATAAAAGTAAAAGAAAAAAATGGATCGGTCAAAACATATGTCATTGAAGTAAAACCAAAGAAACAAACACAACCACCAAAGAAAAAGTCTAGAGTAACTAAAACCTTCATTTATGAAGCAAAGACTTATGAAGTCAATAAAGCAAAGTGGAGAGCCGCTGAAGAGTGGTGTAAAGATCGTAAACTTGAATTTAAAATTATAACCGAGGACGAACTAGGAATCAAGTAATGACAAAAAACACTCTTTTTGAAGATTTGAGAGAAGAAGTTAACCTTGAAGAAGGAAGATCTCCATTTTTCTATAGAAAAGCATTTAGAAGACTGACTCGTAAATATATGACTAAACCAGAACTCTTTGTCCGAGATGAACGTAGAGACAATGCTGAAGATAAGTATTCACGAGACAAAAATTTAATTCGCAGATTTCCCAAACAAGGTCATTTATTCATGTTTGAGTATTCTTCAGAAAAAGATAATGTAAAAGTATTTGATCCATTTCCATTGGTTTATTGTATAAAAATGGAAGGACGTTCATTTATGGGTTGCAATCTTCACTATATTCATCCATTAAAAAGAAAACTTGTTGTAGAAAATTTGAAAATGGATAAACTCACACTACCATATAATTCAATATCTAAATATAATATAGATCAAATAAAAGGTTTATTATTAGACATTGCTATCGATGAATGGACAACTGCATCAACTTTACCAATAGAAGATTTTATATCCTTAGAAAATGGTAAACCAAGGCAAATAAATGTTGCAGACGTTTGGAAAAAAAATAATAGATCCTTTAGAAAGATGCTTCGTGGAGCAAGAATATATAAAGGTTATGGTAAAAACGATCTCGATTTTAAAGGATAACTAAAATGCCCCAACAATCAACATTTGACAATAGTGGCGGATTCTTTGAGAGCGGTAAAAATCCGTATCTACCTAGCTCGAACCTATATAAATCTCCAATATTTTCTTTACATGGGAAACCCAGAACTGGAGAACCAACACCAAAAATTGAATACGTTAATATATTCAATACTAAAGACGGTAGTACTGCATTATACAGAATACGACGGGGTTTTGCTGGGGTTGGAGTGTTTGATTTAAGAAAAGAAGACAGAATAGCTATACGCACATCTGATGGTAAATATGAACCTGAAGAATATGGCAAAAAAATATTAGATGAGAAAAATCCAATATTAGGATCTGTTATGGAGAATTTGGTTAATGACGCATCTACAATATCAGAGGTGGAAAAAAACACAAGATTCAACTATATAAGTGGATATAAAGCCGAAAATCCCAATGAGGCAGCGAAAAAGTCACAAGCAGAATTAAATGCTCAGGCTGATGCAATTCTTCAAACTACGCCTGAAACGGAATTAGAAGTTATTCCTAGTGTTGACGATAGTAATACTACTACACTAACATCTAGTGGCATTGTTGATGGAATATCTGCTAATAGTAATTTTAACAGTGGTGATTTGAGGTATCCACTTGGAGTACCCAATAATATTGAGGTTGACTATATTAAATTCTCAGCATTAAAATATGCACCAGCAACGATAAATACAACAAATTTTGGAATATCATCTGGAAGAAATGAAGTAATAGGTGAATCAGTTTATCTGCCAATTCAAGGACAAATTTCGGACACTAATGGTGTAGGATGGAATGAAGAAACTATAAATCCCCTCCAAATTGCAGGAGCAGGGATCGCTAATGGAACTATTACAGGTGGTGGTGGTGAGGGTGCAACGCGAATTCAAAATCTCTTAAATAGCGCCATAGGTAACAATGCAGAATTAAAACAAGCAGTAAAAGGTGCTGCAATCAACGCTGCTATTGGTGCAAACTTCCTCCCCAGAGAACAAAGAGCAATCTTCAACCCAAATACCGAACTACTATTCAATGGACCTCAACTTAGAGCATTCAACTTCACATTCAAATTGACACCAAGAAATGAACCCGAAGCAAAAAATATAAAAAATATTATAAGGTTCTTTAAGATAAATATGGCAGCACAAACAACTTCAGGTGAAATATTCTTAAAAGCACCTAATGTGTTTAGAGTAGAATACTTATTAGGTAACGATGCTGGAAATCATCAAGGTTTGAATTTAATAAAAGATTGTGGATTGCAGTCATTTGCTGTTGATTATACACCTGATGGAAGTTACATGACTGTTGGCAAAAATGGATCTATGTTTTCATATAGTCTCACAATGAGCTTTATGGAACTATTGCCAATATATGCTAAAGATTATAATGAAAACGAAGCAGCGAACCACCCAATAGGATACTAAAAATGGCAAATTATTTTAGTCAAGTACCATTCTTAGCATATATTTCACGAGATACTGAAAAAAATACTCTTAATGACTATACTGTTGTCAAGAACTTATTTAAGAGAGCAAAGATAAGAGATGATATATTTCAAAATGTAAGTTATTTTGATAAGTATCAAGTTAAAGGAGATGAGCGCCCCGATCAAATTGCACAAAAAGTATATAATGATTCTTCATTAGATTGGGTCGTATTATTAGCAAATAACATTCAAAATTATTATGATGAATGGCCCAAATCACAATTGGCATTCGATAAATATCTTATAAAAAAATATGGTTCATATGATAATCTTTATGACATTCATCACTATGAAACTGAAAAAGCAATGTCAAGAGACGGTCATACCATTGTAGAATCTGGTATAGAAGTTGATGAAGGTTTTTTTAAAGCACCCGAATATGATCTTGAGAGAGATACAAGTATAATTTTACCTTCAGAAATACCTGGAAACTTTGCATCAGCAACAGCAGAATACGATAATGGAAGTGGAGAAATTACAAAATTATCCATTGTAAGTGCAGGATCTGGATATACTAGCTTTGCAGAAGTTACCATTGAAGATCCCCCATTACCAAGAAGAGGCATTGTATCAGTTCAATTAAATGTCCCCCCAGATGAAAGAGAAGTTGGAGCAATAACACTTGTAGATTCTGGTACTGGATATACATATCAACCAAAAATAACATTTGATGATCCCCCACCAACAGTAACTGCAGAATTAGAAGCCGTTATCGGTGTTGGAGGAACAATACAAAGCGTTGGAATTGCATCAGCAGGAGATGGATATACGTTTATTCCAATTATAACATTCCCACCACCACCAAATATAATTGAAAGTGCAATCTTTGTATCTGATACAACAATTACTGTTGAAAGTGGTTTTGAGGGTTTGTTCTTAAATGCAACAGGAACCAGATTATTTACATGCCATGGTGCAAACTCATATACGAATGGAGTAATTCAACAATATGAACTATCATCTGCCCATGATATGTCAACTGCATCATTATTAAGATCTTTAACAGTAAATATCAATACGTTAACATTTCAATATTGTACTGGTGTAGAATTTAGACCAGATGGAACAACAATGTACGTAAGTGGTCTTACAAACTCTGGTAATAAACTAGCACAGTACAATCTATCCACACCTTGGGATATTAGCACCGCATCATTGGATGGAAGTATATCTATGCCAGCGATGGCAGGTATGAGAATACAAGATACTGGAGAACACATTTTTATTGTCGATGTTGAAGATCCAGATACCATTAAAAAATATCAATGCACTGTAAACTGGGACATAACATCAATGTTCCCACTCCCAGTTCAAACTGCAAATATTTCAATTATTTGTCAACCCAACGAATCATCTATTCGGGGATTCTCATTTAAAGATGATGGCACAAAAATGTATATTTCTGGTACTGATAATAATTCAGTATTTGTAATCACATTAACAAATGCTTGGGATATTAGTGGTCTAACTCTTTTAGGGACTCTAAATGTTCAAAATAGTAGTGGAGACTCAACACCATTAGATGTGTATACAAATCCATATGAAACTCTATTTTTTATTGGTGGAGCAATTAACAGAAAAATTTACACATATAATACGGATGTTACTGCATCAGCAACAGCAGAAGTTGGTATTGGAACTAGAGCAGAAACTATTATAAATGTAACTGTAACAAAACCTGGGGCTGGTTACACTACTACACCTCTACCACAAATCCAAATTCAACCCCCAATTCCAGATAGAACAGCAAAAGGATATGTTACAATTGTTAATGGTTCAGTATCTGACATTATAATGCAAGACCGTGGATACAACTATAGAACAGCACCAACTGCAATTATAGAAGATCCATTTACTCCAATTACTGCAACAGCAAATGTGAAGACTGAGAATGGATTTGTAACTGAACTTAAATTGACAAATCCAGGAAGAGGATACAATTCTTCTCCTCAATTATTCTTCAGTAAACCTGGTCCGCTTTATACACCATCATTCGGTGAAGTATATGAGCGCGATGGACAAGAGTGGAAGTTTGATGGATATAACTGGAGACGTAGGTTAACATTTGGAACAATATATTATGATGATACTGCAGATGAGATATTAGAAATACCTGGAGCAGCATCATCAAATGTAGTAACAAACTATGAGTATGAAGAGAGATTAGAGAATAAAAAAAGATTAATTTACTTACTAAAACCAGAATACTTATCAATGATATTCAATGACTTAGATGATATTATGCCATATAAAAAAGGTTCTGAGCAATATGTGTCTCAGAACCTTAAAAGGGGAGATAACCCCAGATTATACAATTAAATTATAATAAATCTTCTATATCAACTCTCAGCGAGTTTTTGGAAGTATGACAGAGGATCATCTTCTTCACTGGAGGAATTTGATGAAGTTGCACTTTCAGAAGAAAGATTATTCAGTTCTTCCTTTATGTCAGGAGGAAGCACAGATCGTTCATTACTGCCACCACTAAAATTGGGAGCAAATGAACCACGCATATCATCTTCACCTTGAACTTCCTCATCATTTTTTTGATTACGAGGAGTGCCCCTGCGACCAAGGACATAATCAAGACGTGTTTGAAGTTCATCGTAAGTCTTAAACTGATCAGTAGCAGTCATGGCAGAGAGCGAGTATTGCTTCTTCCAAAGTGCTTCTAGAGCGTCATCATCATTCAGAAGTGCTGAAGGAGAATCAAACTCAGACTTATCATAATTCCAGTAACCATCAACCTTACGAATCTTCAGTTTAAAGTTTGCACCTTCCCAGAAGTCAAAGGGATTGATTGGACTTTCGTCTTCAAATTCTGGTTGCATTGCTGCCATGACCTTATCAAAGATCTTTTTACCAAACTTAAATAAGAAGACATTACCTTCATTAGAAGGATTTACAGGATCCTTAACAACATAGATGTTGCTGTAATAGGACAATTTACGCTTTTGCTTACGAACAACTTCTTTATCAGCATCATGACCACTGTTCCAAAGCTCACGATTGTGCTCTGATACAGGATCTTTCTGTCCGATAGTAGTCAAAGAATTTTCAATATACCAACCACCAGGACCTTGGAACCCATGAGTGTACATCTTTACCCATGGAAGATCTTCACTATCAGGAGCAGGAAGGAAACGAATAACTGCGTATCCATTACCAGTTTTATCCATTTCTGGTTTCCAGAGACGGTCATCACCACCACTAGAATTACTATTCATCTTCTCAACTTCCTTGACAAGTTTTTGTGTCAAAGAACCTAGAGAAGATTGTTTTTTGAGATTTGCAAAAGACATTAGATTACCTAAGATTTTTTTTGTATTCGGCTTGTAGTTGTACCCTTGAGGCACTTGCGGCGAGTACGTACCTATAATAGTGCAAGTGCCCGTTATTGTCAAATTTCTGGTTCGTTTACCTGATCTTTCATGTGATCGATCAGTTTTTCCATATTACTAAAAATTACATTCATATCCACATTTTCAGGCATCCCAAGCATGGTAGCAGATTTAACGATATTCTGCTTCATTTTTATTGCTTCTGGATCGTCGGATAGGGACAATCTAGCATAAAGTATTTTTTGCTTATCAATAAGAGTTTTTAGAAGATCCACATGATCAATCTTATCTTGCTTATCCATTGTATAAAAACTAAACATTTTTGCGTATAGTTTTTCTTGCAATTCGTTAATATGAACAATTTCTGCTCTCACAACATCAGATTCAAAAAAAGTCATAGAACACAATCCTTTAAAATTTTACGAAATTTAAATATATCAATATTTAGGAAAGAATCATACTTTTTAATTGTTTTAGATGTCGTCTCCCAAACAGGATCTTCTAATTTTTTATCAAAATCGCGACTAAAATTCAAAATACGATTTAGTATTATTAAAGTTTCAATAGATATGTGACCCTGAAGATGTAACTTGAAAACATTGGGATGTTGCCCATTTTCAATTTTGAACAAAGAATCCAAATCAGTATTAACCATCATATTTTCAACTTCCCCCCTAAAAATATAACTCAAACTTTGTATTCTCTTTTGCCACTCAACATAAGCAGATTCACCTTCTCGAATCATCTCACCTATCCAAGTTGTATCTCCAGATGCCACAAAATTTGAGACAAAAAAGTCAACAACTTCCTTATCATTTTTTTGTCTACTCATCTTCTCAAACCAATACCTATCTCTTCTCTTATAAAAAGATTGAAGAGAAGCACGAGTTTTACCACAATATTTGTGATAGTCGTACTTATCTTTTGTAAAGTGATTCTTCAGTCCAAGATAAGTTTTGTATACGTCAAAGGGAGTCATTTTTACAAAAAGGGTTTTCACTTAATTTTCCCTGGGATAAATTTTACGATTTTTTCTCAATTAAAAAACCAATTTTGCTCTGGATGTTCTCTTGAGGAAGTTTAATTCCACAGCATCACACTTAATTTTTTCTTTAAGTGGTTTAGTTATTAGTTTAGGAACTGATTGCAAATCAATTGAATTGCAATCACAAAAGTAAACTATAGCATCGATATAATTCATGGTCTCATTATCTCTAACTAAGTATTCAATCTCTTGAGCAAACTTTGTAGGACAAAAAAACTTTTTTTCTAATACCTTTTCAAACTCATCTTCGATCTTACTAGGCATATGCATCCAGCTTGTAGTTAACAAACTCTCTAATGTATTCTTGTAGAAGTTTGATGTATTTTGTTTTGTCATATTCTTCATAAACAACGCAATCTCCGTCTTCGCATGCCATAATAATGACAAGTTTTTTTACACTAATACCAGTAAGTTCATAAAGCATACATCCATATGCCATACATTGAACAAAATAATGCTCAACCCACTCTACTGGTTTTGGTTTCTTTGAAGTCTTAAAATCAATAATTGCTAACTCACCATCAAATTCAGCAATACAGTCTACAGTGCCAGCAATACCTAGCACCTTACTATATAGAGACCTTTCTAGCGCGTGAATATTAGTAATTTTATCCAACTCTGGTTTGGCAATCTTAAAAAGATATTCTGACAGGGGTTGGACCTTTGGAAGATCACTATTTTTTAAGTAATACTCCGTAAGGGTGTGCATATCTGTTCCACGACTTGTAGATTGCTTGGTAATTTTATCGGCCTTTGCATTACCAACCTTTTTCCTCCAGTTAATAAAAATCTCACGATTTTTATGACTAGTTACAGACGTAATAGAGACTAACTTTAGAAGTTCTCCATCATCTGGAACAGAATAGAATCGAACCCCATCAATAGTCTCACGACTCAGACTAGGCAAATCAATTTCAACGTGATCAAACATCAATAACCTAACTCATGTTTTGCAATAAGGTATTCTTTACATAGACCAGAACGAACAATATCATCAAGACCAAACTCAATAATATCAAACGAGGGCATAACCCTAAGAATCTTCATAAAATCCACAATACCATTTTTTTCATTGGTTTTTTGCAAATCAGATTGAGTTGCATCACCACAGAAACAAATTTTTGTATCTTTACCTGCCCTTGTTATTATACTATCAAGTTCATGAAAATTCAAGTTTTGAAATTCATCAACAATAATAATTGCTTTATCTAAAGTTGTTCCCCTAAGAAAAGAAGTAGACCAAAAACTGATTGTACCCTGAGTTTTGAGATTTCCATATAGCATTTCAAAATCAGAGTCAGTCTCCATCCTAAACATATATTTTACCATATTTTTATATGGAATCTGATAGATATCTGCTTTATCCTCATGGGTTCCAGGAAGGAATCCAATCTCTCTAGTAGCAACCAAAGAACGAACGATGTAGATCTTCTCATAGGGTGAGTTCTCATCAAGAACATCCTTTAAAGCATTATACAATGTAATAAAGGTTTTTCCTGTACCAGCACACCCATATACAACTAAATTTTTATTAACAGAAAATGAATCACATAAAGATGATTGATTTTCTGTTAATGGTTTAACATCAAGTAAGAAGTCCGTATTAATTGGTTTTTTTCTTAACTTTCTAATAGACATACCATCAGACATAGTTTGCAATTCACCTCTCCTCTTTCTTGCCATAAATCTTACTTCTCAATGAATAGTATTAAAGAATTACAATCTTTGTAAAAATATTTATAATCACAATATTAGATTTTAGTGACTAAAGATCCAGGTGCTTTGGATGCTTTATTAAGGACTTCATTCCATTCTGGTTTCTGTTTAATCAAACGATCTTTCCATTCACCAACTTCAAGTCCCAATAATGGGGCATTGTCTGGCGTATAATATCGTTGCCAATCTGGATTATCTTCACTCCACTTATCCCAGTCATGAATACTCATGACAACTTCTTTAGTTTCGCCAGTCTCCTGGTGCTTTACGGGGTACGTTGCCATTAATTCCACTCCAATGCTTCTGAGATAATTGGAAACTGCTCAATGAAGATGGCACGAATATCTTCAGCGAGTTCCATGTGTTCTTTTTGTGTGCCATTTGCAGTACGCAAATCTAAATAATGTGCCCATGACCGAATATTTCCGCTCATGTAGAGTCTGGTTTGTGTATTTTGTGGGAGCACAAAACGAGCACATTCCTTTGCCACACCATTATCAAGTAGTGCATTATAAACTTCAAGACTTTGCTTGAAGTGATTCTCAATCATCGCTTCCATGTATGCTTTATCGCGTGGATTAATATCATCAATAGAGTTTTGACGATTCTTTGTATCCTGACGACGAAGATCTGGAATGGGAATTTCTAGTTGAAGTTCCTTACTATCAGCATATCGTTGCGAAAACTGTTGATATGTGAACGAACGGTGACGAAGCACTTGAGTTGCCACTGCCAGTGATGTATTTAGTTCCACTGTCATGAATGCATGTTCAAAGATGCTCCAGTGACGATGTTTAATACAATACTTAAGGAGACCAGCAAAACTATCATTCTCCTGGTTTTTAGGATTTGAAACACGAGCACAGTATGCAATTTGCTTCTCGGCTTCAGGAGTTACACTGATAAGTTTTGCACTCATTTAATTATCCAAATAATTCTTAAGATTATTATATCATATTTTCACCTACTCATCAACAAATTCACATACAATATCAATCACAATCGTTAAAGACTTCATCATAATCAGATATCATATAGTTATGACTATCATTTTCAGTATATACTTCTGATTCCAATTCCTCAAGTAGAGATTTTATCTCTCGAATCAGTACTTTAAGTCGGGTTTTTTCCATAAATTCTTTAGCATCCATACTAATTATATTACAAAAAAAGAGGGGTTACAACCCCTCTCAATAAGTAAGTAAGTTAATCACTTGCTGTAGGTCTTCCCACGATAGCAGAATGTGCCATGGGTTTCCTTGGATTCTACACAACGTGTATTATACTCAACACCACGATATGAGGTGTGAAGAACTTGTGCGTCGTGAAGAGCAGATGCTTTGGTGATCTGCTTGCGAATCATGTTTAGTGTGTTCATTGTAGTTACTCCTAAAGTAATAGAGGGTTTTTAATCCCCGTTCCTTCAGTCGTGTGCGTCCCAGAAACACTCAGGGGTAGATTCCTTTACGGTCTCTATCAACTCTACCTTAAAAGCATTTGAGATATTCTCATTTGCTTTCATTCTCAGCATGATTGTATCAGCTTGTTGGCAGCTAAGTGATGAATAGAATAATAGTTCTAGCATGGGATGAACGGCTCCGTTCCGCGACTTACTTGCGTCCGATCTCTCGGATGAACGATAGGTCTATTATAGACCTCATAGATTATTTAGTCAAGTGTCTTCGTATCAACACGAACATTTATTTCTCTTCATCAAAAAACAGTACTTGAGTGAGTCTACCATTGTCCATACAATCACCAAATCCAGGCACAATACTTCTATGATAAAGATCTCCCCTATAAAATACCATACGATTATATAAATTACCTACCATAGTAACTAAATTATCATTACAATCAAATATTCCCGTACCAGAGTTGATAGGTGCGTTTGGTGTTAGGTATAAAACACCTGCCCAATCACAATCATCTTTATGGATCCATGTGGATTCTCCACTCAGACACAATTGAAACCGAAAACAATCTCTATCTTTCCTATAAACAAAATTTCTATTAAATATTTTAAATATTTTTTCATCTATCATTTTCTGATATTCAATATCTGCACTATCAGATCTATATCCTGGATATTTACCAATAGTATTAAAATTTATTTTAAGTACAGATTCCCTAACAGCATCTGGATTAGATAAAAATCTATCAACTATTATAGTATCCACTTTCATCAAACAAACAATCCCATACTATTCAAATAACGAAGAGTTTCTTTCATGTTGCCAATATGCTTATTTCCAATAGAACATTGAGGATAAGTTGCTTGATCACCAAACTCACATTCAAATTGATGCTGAGTAAAATGGTTTCCTAAAAGATACTCGTGAAACTCGCCACCAATTGCTTTAAGTAGCATTGATATCCTCTCACACTCTTGACTGCCGTTACTATAAATTACTGCTGTTGTCATCGTTATAAGTACCTAATTTTTTTTCTTTGAATCAGTAATCCCTCCACCATTTTTCACCCAGCAAGGTTTACATAACGAATTTTTGTATCTTTTCTCGAACGGGACATAGCATCCAACTTGAGGTGTTTGATTCGCTGGCACCATTTTACCACATCCAACGCATTTTGTCTCCCACATTTTCATAATGTTCGCTCTAATCTATTTGTTGCTTGGTCAGGAAAGTCTCTCGGTCTACTATCAGTAGCATTATCAGTTCTAGCAGATCCTTCGTTTGCTTTCATAGTATGCTGATAGTTTGGTCTTGGATATCTAATACAGAATGGATCTGGCATCCAGTATGTTACCTGCCATTCTTGTTCGGGATTTAACTCTAGATGCTTCTCTACACTATGAGAGAAAATACCAATTTGAATGTATCCATCATGACTGACACATCTACCATTACCAATGTCAACCAGGAATAGCATTTTACTACTCATAGGACTTCTTGCTCTGGGTTAAGATTTTTGACGAATTGCACAGGATCTTTTTCGGACGTGTGTACCCAATGATAGCGCATCATCTCGAAAATGGGATCCCACATGGGGACACAAACATAATCAGACTCTTTGGTCATAATAATTTACCAAAAGTTATGTTTTA